AAATGCGCCTTCACCACAACTGTTGTCTAGCCATGTTTTTGTTGGATCTTGCCATATTTCTGTTGGCAGTTGATCCAAGATCTCATTTACCAGTTCTGGGGGAGTGAACACTTCACCAAATTGTTTCTTTTTCTCTTCTTTTGAGAGAACTGCTGTATCAAATTCCCCGCTTAAAATATCGCTCATGGAACTCTCTCCTGTACTGATTATATTCATGCAAGACAACAATTGCTATGCAGTCTTTTTTTGATAATTGTTGTAGACAAACTCTTGTTCAGTTGTGGAGAGACCAAATAGCTTACACAGCTTGTCATCAGTCCAGGACTTAGATACATCCAACAAAGGCAGTTTGATAATCCCGGTATTGAACCCGCTGGTTTTTTCATTGTTGATATAAAATTGATACAGCTTGCTTGTCAAAAAACTCCAACAATTCTTTGCACTTTTTTCGTCAGGCATTGGAAGGCCTAGACTTCCTGCGCCAATAGCATACTTGTTGTTGCTATCAATCAACATATATTTGTGGGGCTCTGATTCCAAGTAATAGTAGCCGCTGAGATTCAAGATAATCTTCAAACCTTGTTTTTGATTTTCTTGGGCTGTGAAATATTTGTCTTTGTTGGCTGCGGTCCAAAAAACTGGAACCCGGCCTTTTCCATTTTTTTCAAACAACACTTTGGTTGTCAAATAATGCTCGAGACTTTTGCCTTGAACATCATTGTATGTAATGCTTCTGAGCCTTGGGGCATGATAGTTGTCAACTTTGCTCATGATCGCATAGGCAAGAGCTTGCTCTGGAGTCAAAGCCACTTGCTGCCCTTGATATTGAACTTGTGTTTCAACCCCGTTGCTGACCAACCTTGTGGGCCTTGACGGTGCTCCATTACAATGCAGCAACCATGCTGCCACAGTTTCTCCAATGTCAAAATACTGTTTGGTGTCGGACAACACCCAAGCCAGATGATTTTGCGCAAAAATGTTCTTGGTCAGGTTGTCATAGCTTTTGCCATCAGGACGCCCCAACCAACTGGCAGGTGTTACCATAGCAATGTATCCATTTGGTGCAACAATATCAAAGGAGTTTTCAATAAAAAGTGGCCACAGCTTTTTTTGTGCAGATTCTGTACTTTGGTAAGGCGGGTTACCAACAATCACATCAAATTTCATATCACCCCAATCATAATCCAAAAAATTGCTGATGTGAAGATTACTGCTCACCAACTTTTTGTTGTTCTTTGCATAATTTACACAAAGTTTGTTCTTCTCACAACCATACACCCTTGCAGCAATGTTTTCATCTGTATGACCAGCAGCTTGTAGGCGGCGTTGAATTTCAACCAAAAACTGTCCACCACCCATTGCTGGGTCAAGAAAAGTGGTTTCTGAACTTTCCCATACCTTGGCTGGAAGCTGATCCAGCATTTGGCTCACAAGTGGTTGGATTTCAAATTTAAGACGGCTAAGCATACGTTCATACCTTATCGTAAATCAGTTCCAGCCATTGGCGCTTGATAATGCCTTGATCAAACAGCCTCTGAACTGTTTCCCAGCGCACACCAAACTCTTCTGCAATGCTTTCTTGTGTATCAGGATCATGCTCAATGGCTTCAAGAGCGTCTTGAAGCAGCAAGCAACCGCTGCCGTCCCGGATCACATCAATGTTTTCCACAATAGCTGTGATCCGTTCACGTGCTTTCCGCATTTCATTCAGGGCTGTATCCTTGTCTTTGGTGGATTTGGCCTTTTTGGGCATGATTTTGGTCTTGCCTTTGGGAACGGCTGCCACAGGATTGGCACGCTGATATGCAACCACACCAGTAGCCAACTCTCGGATACAGTCTCGGTCCAGCTGCGAAAGATCAGCAGTGCTGCCAATAACACGACTGACACTTTTACGGGCAAGCACTTGTGAAAGATATGCGTCCTTGTTGACTTGCACACTGGAATGTGCACTGCCTTTCCAAATGTCTACAGTGCTGAGAACCTCGCTCAACACCTCAGCAGCACTCCGCTTGGGGTTCTGCTTTGTGATGTTGAATGTAGTTTCCAAGAGCATGCTGTCAAATTTGTCGTCTCGGTTGGGATCAAAACTGAGACTGATGATCTTGCCAACTTTGTTGGGATCACGACCAGGCGTAAGCACTCGACTCATTTTTTGAATCGTGGCGCCCACCTCACCACTGTCGTAGGCCAGATACAGCTCAGTAATCTGTGGAATACTGAAGCTGCGTTGTGCCATCAAGCTGCTGATAATCAACACACTTTGATTGAGTTTCACAGCTTGTTCAATCTGTTCCAGCACTTTTTGTTCTGCATTGGCATTACGTACTTTTTGACCACCCACAAGGATATTGCCACCCAGAACAATCACACGCCAAGCAGGAAGAGCACTTTGGGCAATCACACCAATAGCAGCCAGCTGACCATCCTGCACTTTGGTACTGCCAGGCACAAACATCATGGCTGTTTTTTGCTTTTCTCGTCCAAACCAATTCTGGGTTTGAAGGTCAGTGTTGGCTTTGTCAACACCATGCTTGCCCAAGAAAACTGTTTCCAGCATACGAACAAAAAAGCCTTTGGCCTTTTGTGGGTGTGCTGCAAACTTGCTCCAGCTGGGCAACAGCTTCATGTCTTCATCATCAAACTCACCAGCAGCTACGCTCTGCATCACAGGCTCGCTCAAGTCAAGCTGATACAGTCGCATATCAGGAACAAGAGTGTCTCGAGTGGTGTCAACCACAAAATGCTTAAGCATTGCCGGTAGTCCCTTGTTGCACAGCATGCTTTTGAACCAAAAGCTCTGGGTAAGTAACACTTAGCATGGTGTCAATTTTCCACAGCTTGCTGGCCCGATCAGCATTCGTGCCTGTCATGATCAAAACTCGGTCTCGCTTTCCAATATGCTTCTTCAACAGCTCAGCCTGCCCGGGGCGATAGCTACCGTAGTCTGCCTCATCAACAACCAACAGCCTCTCAACCCGTTTTTGGCACAGCCATTTGATCCTGGCCTCACGCTGGCTACCACTGCACATGCTGAGATAGCAAATAACAGGCTTCTTGCTCTTGAGGGCTTGGGTAACTTGTTCTTGCCACCCGTCCTTCTGAGTGTCCACATGTTGATAGTGGCTCCACTGCTGGAAGCTAGTGAGGTCTTTGGCAAAGCTGGCAAAAACTGTTTTCACATAGCTGGCAACAATCACCAATGGTGACTCCAACTCGCGGGCCACTGCACCACTGTAAATGGTTTTGCCAAAACGAGCACACAGCTCAGCCAGCACCACTTGCTTGCCCTGCTCATAGGCCTCAAGAGTTTGGAGGCACATCCTGTATTGCATGGTGCTGAGGCCAGCTGAGGGCAGTTCCTGATTCACACTTGCCAAGTGTTGATTGACCTTCAAAATCAATTCCAGGCTGCTGATGGTGTGAATCTCACCAGTAGTGCCTTTTCGGTGACCCACAAAACCGCGCACATAATCATCCATGCGAGCATGTTGCTGACAACGGCCAACCCTTGTAGCGTAGCTGGTTACGTCCCAGATGTGATCAATGCTGACAATACCTGTGTTGAGCAGGTCTTTTCTGACTCCAAGACTGTCTCGCACTCGAGCACGAACAGAGTCTTCTGGAGTCTCGCTAGGCTGCACCCAGCGTTCTCCAAACTTGCACTCATGGGGATTGGTGGACTCACTCCACACATAGAGAAACATACGCCCTGGTTTTTTGGCCATCAATTAATTCCCTCTTTGAGATTGTGATAATTTTGAATTAAGTGTGGATAATCATAGAGCAGTAGGCGCAGCTTTCGCACAATGAACATTGTGAATGCAAATATGTCTACCCAGCCCATTCCCCAGAGCAAGAGCACTACGGCTATGAACACATAAGACTCCCGCAGCAGTTGTTGGATGCAGCCCTCTGGTGTGCTACTGTTCTCGATTGCTACCTGAATGCTCCATTTGGCACTCCAAAGGCCTCCGCCCACCATCAACAGTGCCAAAATCATATCAGCTATCATCATTTATGAGCTCCATACAATCTGCTTGACGGTCCAGCCATCCAGCGCAAGCTGTCTTGCATTTGGCTACCTGAAAAAACACGCTCACTAACCACAAATTCAGGCCAAGCCAAGTGCACTAGGGAGGCATCTTCCTTGGAACTGCACCACACTTGGATGCCAAGATTTCCATAGTTGTTTTCAGTTGGATGCTCCCTACTGTTGGGATCGGGCCGGTACTTGAGAAAGTAAGGTTGCAAAAGAATGTTGCCCAGTTGGCTACACCACACCAAAAGGTCAGTATCACTCACACATTGGCTCTGCCCATACATCCACCCCAGCACCACTCTAGTCCAAGGACCTTGACCGTTGACGTTGGAAACTTCAGAGCACAGTTGGTTGAGCTCAAGGCTGCTGGGCAAACCTCCTTGGTAGTATCCTGCCCAGCGCCTAGTCCACCTGTCAGCAAACTCTTGCGGACTTTCCCTTTCCAACGAGGTTACACCTTTCCCCAAAAAGCTTTCACAACGCTCTTGCCGCGTGCATTGTTGAGTCCCAGCTTCTTGATCACAATCTCCACCATCTCTGCCTCGTTGACCTTGCTCTTGTTTTCCCGGATCAGCTCGCGCACCTGAGAAGCAATGCTGAGTCCACTGCTGGGCTTGTTGGGCTTGGAAGTAAGGCTGCTGCTGGACTTCTTGGCCTTGACCTTCAGCTTCTTGCCCTTGAGAAGCACTTCCTTGTTTGGAAGCTTTTCCTTGCGAGGCTGCTTTGGAGCAAGACCGCTGCTCAGAGCCCGCACAATTGCCTTAAGTGGCTTTTCCCAGTGCCGGATCAGCTTGTCGCTCTGTGCCTCAGCAAGAGCCTCAGCGTAGTGTGCCTGCAAGCGGGGCAGCACCTTGGGTACCCCATACTTGGATACAATCTTCGCAACTTCCTGGGGCATATCGCCCAAATCCATTTTGCCCTTCAGCACCAAGGTTTTGAGGTTGTCTATCCGAGCGTAGCAGGCCACATAAGCCTCAATGAGACGCCCTGAAGAGGTCTGAGCCAACTGGTCCATCCCGCCTTCTGTGTCCACCCGCTTGGCCTGCACCAAACCGTTGTCGATGTAGGTGTGGCTCCTGGGGCTAAGCTGAGCTCCGCGATTAAGGCAGTAAGCAATCTTGCCCATGGTCTGCTGCACCCCAAAGGGCACGTTCTTGACCAAGCCAGCATCATGTGCACGACCAGCCTGCGTGAGATAAGCTTGCGCTTCCCGCACCAGGTCATCGGGCTCAACAGCCTGGTGTACCCAGTTCAGTGCCAGACCATACCGCACATTAAAGTCTGGTGCAGTGTAGTCCAGGGTGCTGAAATCTGGAGTGCTCTTGCTGTGCAAGATCTCTTGCAGCTTAGCGTCAGTGCGTGTCAGGCGAGCCATTTGGGTTACTCCTGTCTCTATGCCTGCATCATACAGCTACCCTTCACATGTGTCAACCACTTGTTCTTATTTTTCTGAGTTTTTTTTGGAGGGTCTTGGGTTGCATTGCAACCCAAGACCGCTTAGACACAGCTTACTTCCAAACAGGAGTCCCATCAGGAGCTTTAACCTCACTTGCCCATACTTGTCGGATCCGAGTTTTCACCTCAGCTGGCACTGGTACATAGTCCAGCCGCTCAGCTATCTCGTCCCCATGTGAGAAAGCCCAGTCAAAAAACCGCATGGTTGTGAGGCTTGTGGCAGGATTCTTGGGATCACGTGGGAGCAAGATGAAGGTTGGACTGACGATGGGCCATGTGTCCTTTCCAGGTTGATCTATGAGGTTGACAGCAAAATTGGGCACATTCCAGTTGGCTGCGGCTGCTGTTGCCTCAAAAGCTTTGTGGTTGGGACGCACCCAATGTCCGTCCTTGTTCCGAATTTGCGTTGTCACCAATCCAGCTTGTTGGGCATATGCATTCTCCACATAGCCGATGGCGCCGCGAAGCTGACGCACACTGGCACTTACACCTTCATTCCCTCGTGCACCTGTGCCAATGGGCCACTTTACACTGGTACCGGTACCAACTCTAGAGCGCCATTCCTCGCTTACTGCTGAGAGATAGCTGGCCCACACATAGGTTGTGCCACTGCCATCTGCCCGATACACAACAGCTATCGCTAAATTGGGAAGGCGCAGCGTGGGGTTAAGCTCTACAATTCGTTGGTCATTCCATTTTACAATCTTGCCAAGATATATGTCAGCCAAGACTTGGCCAGTTAGCCTCAGCTGATCCCTTTCCAGTCCCGGAACATGCACAGCCGCTACCAAACTGCCCATCGCAGCAGGAAATTGGAGCAGGTTGTTTTTCTCAAGGTCTTCTTGTTTCATTGGAGCATCACTTGCACCAAAGTCCACTGTGCGGTTTCTTATTTGGTTTTGACCAGCCCCACTTCCCACACTTTGATAGTTGAGTTGAATTCCAGTTTTTTTGGCTTCTTCCCCCCATTTCTGATACAACGGATTGGGAAATGTTGCCCCAGCCCCGTTGATAGGTTGTGCCATAACTGATGCAGTAGAGCTTATTACAAGCACCGCAGCAGCCAGCAATGTTTTTAGATACATTATTATTCCTTTCATATCCATATTGGCACTGTAATTTTGCCTGATTTTCAAATAACGTGCAAGAGCACTAGCCACTTTTAACAGAAGCGTAACAGTCAAAGTCTCTAGCATAAGACCCTGGTCTGATCCTAAATAGTACAAATGAAGGAACAGCTATGCCACCGTTAACTTTTTGGAATGGCGTTGGTGCAAAGAACAAGGACTATAAGTTCTTTGATAGAATGGCCGCGCAATACATCAATATGGGCTCAACAGAATTTTATCTCCACAAATATCTTGGCCCAACCAATCCTGATCCCAAAACAGTGACACCTGACACGGACGAAACCAACCTGCTGAACATTTCAGACTTGGTAAACTTGGAAATCCGTGACAGAAAGTATGACAGCGATGTCTACAGTATAAAAGGACACTATTTGGTTACGGATACTGAGTTTGATCTCAAACAGTTTGGATTTTTTCTCAGCACTGACACTGTGTTCATCACATTCCACATCAACCAAATGGTAACCCAACTGGGACGACGCATCATGAGCGGTGATGTTATAGAGGTGCTGCACATGCGAGATGACACAGCACTGGATGGTCGCCCCATCAACAAGTTTTATGTTGTGCAAGAAGGCACTCGCCCAGCAGAGGGATTCAGTCCCACTTGGTGGCCACATCTCTGGCGCGTGAAATGTCAACCTTTGACTGATAGCCAGGAGTTCCAAGACATTTTGAACAAAGAGTTGGAAGACAGAGGAGACGGTATCGTTCCAGAGCCCAATCCCGACGGGAGCATGCCAACACTTGGACAAGTAAACAGCACTTATGACAAAGAAATAAGCATCAACGACGCAGTGTTGGAAGAGGCTACAGCCAACGTGGCTTTCAGAAACTGGCAAAGCACACATTTTTACATATTGGAAGAGGATTTGGACAAGCCCATCAGTGTTTACAACTCCGATGGCATTCCGCCAAACCAAAGCAAGCCAGTGCCGTCAGGCACCAGTTTTCCCAGCGTCTACAAGGAGGGTGACTACTTTCTCCGAATGGACTACTTGCCCCCAGTGCTATACAAACGCGAAGGAATCAAATGGAAAAGACTAGAAACCAACTATCGTGCACCCTGGCTGCCTGCCAATCGTGTTTTGACAACATTTATTAACAACAGCAATAAAACCACTTATCCCGATGGCACCACTGTTGACGAACGTCAAAACTTGCGCACTACAATAAAACCCAAACTTGATCCAGATATTATATAAGGAAATTATCATGAGCAAAACCACAGGTGAAAAAGGCTTATCTCTTATCAAAAGCTTTGAAGGCTTGAAGCTGGATGCTTATATCTGCCCCGCAGGTGTGCCCACTATTGGCTATGGCACAACCAAGATAAATGGCCAGGCAGTTAAGGTCCCAGCCACCATAACCGAATCACAAGCCAATGAGTTTCTCAAAACTGACGTGAAAACCTTTGAACAAGCAGTCAACAGTGCTGTTACCGTTCCCATTACTCAAAACCAGTTTGATGCATTGGTGAGTTTCACATACAACTTGGGGCCCGGAAACTTGCGCTCCAGCACACTTTTGAAAAAACTCAATGCCAAGGATTATGCTGGTGCTGCTGATGAGTTTCCCAAGTGGAACAAAAGCGGTGGGAAAGAACTGGCTGGCCTAACTCGCCGACGCAACGCAGAAAGGGATTTGTTTCTCAGCTAATGGAATATTGGTATAACCAACAGCTACGTCAGTATAGACTTCAGGTCATACGTGCGTTCAGTAATTTTTCTGTCAGCATCGGAGTGAATGATGACGGGTCGCCCAAGCTCAGACGTGTGCCCTGTCGTTATGGTGATGCCTCACGCTTGGCAGAAACCATAACAAATGCCAACAGTGAAAACAAACTGCCCACAGCCCCATTCATTTCAGTGTATATGACTGCTATGGCTTTGAGCCCAAATCGGCGGCATGCTCCCAGCTTGGTGTCAACTCAAAATGTAATTGAGCGAGAATATGACGGTGAAAATTCACGTTATTTGAGCACACAGGGTAACAGAAGCACTGTTGAACGTTACATGGGCGTTCCATTTGATTTGACCTTCAATGTGGATTTTTGGACCAGTAATTTGCAACAAAAAGAAGAGCTCTTGGAACAAACTCAAGTGCTTTACAATGGCATGATTGATATTCAAACATCCAACAATCCTTTGGATTGGACTGCCATCACAACCTTGGAGCCCACGAACATCACTTGGAGCAGCAGAAGCATACCTGTGGGCACTGAAAATCCCATTGATGTGTGCACAGTGGAATATAAGGTTCCTATCTTCATCAATCCGCCTGCCAAAGTCAAGTTACAAAAAATCATTCAACAGATTGTCACCAATATCCAGGAAGGCGAGTATGATCCCAATACCATGGAGTGGACAGAGCAATCTTTGTTGAGCCGTGTGCTCACCACTCCTGGCGATGCATGCATCAGTCTTGCTGTTGCAGGCGAAAACACTTGGGAAGTGAGCCTCCAGAGTCCAACTGGTGACATAATCGATCCTCAACAGTTGCCCACTAGGGTAACTGGGAGGAAAAATCCCCTATTGGTGCCTGGCACAACATTTAAATTCAATGGCCAAGCCATAACTATTCCCAACACCAGCATTGACGACTTAGTGAGCTTGATCCGTCTGCGCACAGTGGACCCCAATTTAAATGTTGTGTTCAACTTGAATCAACAACTGGAATTTTGGAACATGAGTGGAGGCAATGTTGTTTTGGAAAATGTTCAGGGCTCCGCAGTGGAAAATTTGGGCTTCACCCCCACTACATACAAAGGAGGCACCTTGGCTTGGTGGCGACTCTTGGACAAATATGGTGCTGTGAGGCCCTATAGCAGTTTTCAATCCAGTGCCAGCCAACTCCGACTCTTGACTAGTGATGATTTGGACAACCGCGAGAACGACCTAGTGGGATATATTGAGCTTCACCCCACCAACCAAAATCTGCTGGTGTGGAAAGGCGAAATCAACAGTTGGCCCACTAACCAAAGCAGCCCCATTACTGCTGTTATTGATCCACAAAAATCTTTCCCAGGATCTGGGTTGAGTGAGGAAAAATTTGGCCAACGCTATCTCTTGACAAATGAAATCGCCTTCCAGAGTGGTGCTTGGGGCAATGTCAAAGCTTTAACTCCAGTTTCCGCACTTGTGGTGTCTGTGCAAAGCTCCACTGAACTTGTTATAACTCCATTGAATCAAGCTCGCTTGAACCTAGAGCGAGAACTTCAACTTATCCTGGGCACAAGTATAACCCAAACCGCCAGTGTGTTGAGCCTACAACAATTGAATGATAGCCAATACAAAGTTGTGTTGGCTATTGATGTAAATGCAGAATCAGGAAACACAGTGCAAGTTGTTGCCCCTGTTGTGGCCAACGACATTATTGAATACGATGGTGCAGTGTGGCGTATGGTTTTTGACAGCAGCAACAGCCCACCAGTTGTGGTGAAGAATCAATACAGTCAAAAATGGTATTTTTGGACAGGAGAACAATGGGTTGTGTTTCCAAACCAAGACTATAAACAAGGGCAATGGCGTCTCAGCCTTTAAATAACTTGATGAAAAAGTATCCCACAAAGCCTGTTGCCCAAGTTGATGTGTCAGTAATGAATCAATTTATTGACCCAAACACGCGAAAAATTTTAGAGATACTTCACGATCATCATGTGCCCACCCGTATTGTTGGGGGCGCGGTGCGCGACTTGTTGCTGCATAAACCTCCACGGGATATAGACTTGGTTGTGGATGCTGATCCCAGTGAAACCTTGTTTTTATTGGATCTCTATGGCATTGAAGCTGAGACTACAGGCATCAAACATGGAACAATCAAGGCTGTATTCAGAGATAACGGGAGCAAAAACAAGGTGGAAATCACCAGTTTGGGTTACAGAATCCAAATGAAGAACAAGCGTCCGTTTCTCAAGCAAGCCAAAAATTGGGCAACTGACAGTGAAATGCGAGACTTAACTATCAACTCCATGAGCATGGACTTGCACGGCCATATTTGGGACTACCAAGGTGGATATGAAGATTTGAAGCACAGCCGCATACGTATGTTGCCTGATACCAGGACCAACATACAAGACGATCCCAATCAAATCATGCGTTACTTCAAAGCGTTGACAATTTTTCCCAAACCTCTCATGGTCAAGAAAGACCTTGACTGGATCAAAAAGCACATAAGCCTGTTGGCAAATCAAGAAGATGATGAACGAGTGATCCGGAATCTTTTGAGTATTCAAAAAAGCCCAAATGCAGACAAAATTCTCCAGTTGATGTGTCAACTGGGTGTGAAAAAATATATTTCATACCTTCCTTGTTAAGCCTAAAATAGCCCACGGCAATAAGGTTCTGTTATACTTGGCAAACAAACTTGTGTAACAAAAGGAACAAGAATGAAAATCAAAATGCCCAGCACCAAGGACGTGAAGAAAGCCACCTCCTCTGTCTCAAAAACAGTAACTGACACAACCAAGACAGTGGAAAAAGAAACCACTAAAGCTGTTGACACTGTAACAAAAGAGGCCACAAAGGCTGCTGACACTGTGGCAAACACAGCAACTGATGTGTACAAGGATGCATCCAAGGCAGCCTCTGACGCCTACAATTACAGCGTGAGCTTGGCCAATAACACTGCTGCGGTAACTGCTAGTGTAGCCAACACCATTGCCAAAAACACAGAAGAAGCAGCTAAACAAGGTATTGATGTTGCCTCCACTGAGTGGAAGAATGGATGTGCCTTAGCACAGGACTTTTACAAAGACGGCGCTGAGGCTGTGGTGAAGGCTGCGGAAGATGCATATGCTTGGGTTGACGCCAATGCTTGCCGAATTGGACTGAACTATGCGCTTACTACAGGCATAGTAATGTATTTTACACCAAAGCCTGCTCCTGCTGATCCAGGCACCGTAAATTCCACAGCAGCAAGCATGACTTGGGTAGCTTACTTTGCCAGTCAAGCAGGCAAGGCAGCCACGATGGCTCAAACAATGGCATTGAGTTGCAGCATCAGCTACATCATAACTGAAGGTTTGTTTCTCATTCCAGGTGTCAAGGGCCAGGTAAACAAAACGCTGGTTTTCAATGCACTGTCAAATTGCATCAACACAACCATTACCAATGCTTATCTCTGGGGCACACCTGCTGGTGTTGGTATTGCTGTGGGATCAGCCATCAGCCCTGTTATTGCTACACTGATTTGTGAAGGCGTGTTGCCTCGTGGTGTTAGCCAAGGCCCGGATGCAAAGGCAGCTGAAGATGGCATCAAGATGGCTAAAGATGCTTTGAAGAGCTTGGGATTTTAAGAAACTTGGAAAGCTGAGACTGGTGCTCAGCTCTCCTTTTATGAGAAGATATCACTCAAGGGGTTTTGATATTGATAAAACACTTGAAAGAACTTTTCAGTATAAACTACTGATCCTTCCATTTGAGTATAAACCTTGTTGGTTCGGCTGGGCTGTAATATTTCACCTTCGTTGGGAATTTTGGCCAGCTTCTGTTGCTCAACATTACTGAGATGAAACCAAGGCACTTGATCTTTCCAAAAAGCCACTTTGCCGCTCTTGCTCAACTGTTGTTGATATACCTTATATAAGTTGATGCTGTCTACATCAGTGGGCAAGCTACTCCGGGGAACAGCAAACAAGTCATTTACACCTGCCAAGATGCTGTTGCTGGCCAAGCTGCTGGCAATAATGCTAGTTTCATCTAAAATATGATGATGGCTGCTGCTAAGCGGCACATAATCCTGCTCCAAGAACCAATTGATTACCTTACAAACTTTCTGTATTTCTTGTGGATTTGCATGGTTGCATTCAAAAAACACCCATGGTTGATCTTGCTTGATTCTCCCTTGGGCACCTTTCAAAACATCCAGCTCGTGTCCTTCCACATCCACTTTCATGAGTTTGACTTGGGGAAAATCAAAACTGTCAATACTCACAGTTTTCACTGTTCTGTTACCACCAGTGCCCACAATGTGACTGGTGCCAGTTTGTTTGGGATTGTATTGAAAACTGATTTCTCCGTTTTGCTCACTCACTGCATTATTGAAAATCTGATAAATGTTTTCTTTGCCTTCATAACTCCGCATGATGCATTCACAATTTTCTTGAATGGGCTCAAACATGATTGTGGAACTCACAAACCCCTGGCTCAAAAACTCCCAACTGGCTACACCATAGTTTGCCCCAATGTCCAAGAGCAAGCCATCGCCCTCTAAGCCTTGAGCTTGCCAGCTTTTCCACCATTTTTTGAACAACCAATTGTTGTTTTGTAACCGTAGCTTGCTGCTCCAGAAGTCAGCCTTGTTCATATGCAGATTCAAGCCATTGTAAGGCAAGACTTCAGTTTGCAGATCAGGCAGTCGTTCCATAAAAATTTTCCCAGAGGCTATTGCCATGAGTTTTGTATGTTTGGGGCTGCCTGTCAATATCTAAAATACTGGAGATGCTCTTGTGTGACAAAAACTCCTTTTGGCAGTTTGTTCAAAGTGCATCATAGCAGGATATATCCTATCTACAACAAACTCAAAAGTTGTAATATCAGTATAAATAAATCACAATAAGGGTTACAAGGGATACACAGTGTTACACAAGCTTAAAATGTTGATTGAAAAGGCAAGCCCAAAACACATTGGGCAGAGCATCAAAAAAGATCAGTTACTGGAAAATTGGCTATTGGAGCAAACTCAAAATTTAGCACCAGAGGTATCTTTGAGTGAACGTGCATACTCTGTAATCAATAATATCAGCAATCTTTGTGAATATAATGCCATCAAAAAATTCAAAAGCTTCAAAGAAGGTTACGGCTTTTGTGGAATGACCAAAAACTGCAAGTGTGCACAAGAGAGTGTTAGCGAAAAAGTTTCTGCTTCAAAAGCCAACAAAACAACAGCAGAAAAACTAGAGACCAACTCTCGGCGTGCAGCTACAAACATCGCACGATACGGAGTAACAAATTCTGGGCAAACACTAGAGGCAAAACAGCGCCACAAAGATACATACAACAACAAAGCAAAGGTAACTGAAATTGTTGCCAAACACCAAAAAACGGTGCAAGACAAATATGGTGTCAGTAACGTTGCTGCATTATCTACTGTCAAACAAAAAAAGGTGCAAACAAACTTGGTGAAGTTTGGGGTAGATAACCCTATGAAAAACAAAGAGATTAGTGCCAAAGCAACGGCTACAAAACAACAACGATATGAACCACACCACTTAGCAAAACAAAATTATCCAAGATTTATTCAAATGGTGGTGGAAAACTTTGGTGTCACTCCGCAAATAAGTGCTCAAGAGTATATTGGAGTGCAAACTCGGCCAGAGATGAAATTTGAATGTGTCCATTGTGCCACAAGCTTTGTGAAACGTTTCGATTATGCAAGCCCACCAATCTGCAAAGTGTGCTATCCTACCTCTGTTGAATACAAGAGCAAAGAAGAACTTGAGCTTTTGGCATATGTAAAATCAATCTATCCTGGCAATGTCATAAGTGGTGATCGCAGGAGCATCAATCCTTATGAGATCGATATACTCTTGCCAGAATTGAAAATTGGCATCGAATATTGTGGACTGTATTGGCACAGCGAAAATTCAGGCAAGAAAAGCTGGAATTATCATTATCGCAAATTTGACGCTGCCCGAAACAAAAATATCAGACTCATTACTATTTTCAGTGATGAATGGGCATTCAAAAAAGAAACACTGAAACAATATCTTGCCGTTACTTTGGGTCAACAATCAGCAAGCATTTGGGCTAGGAAATGTAATTTTCAAAAAATCTCTCACACTGATGCCAAAACGTTCCTAGCAGAATATCATATGCTATCGGCTCCACAACGCATGAGTTGGACAGGAGGCTTGACCTTAAATGGTACACTGGAAGGTGTTATGTGTTTCAAAAAGCACTCTGCAGGCGAGTATGAACTCACTAGATTCGCAACTAAAACTCATGTAGTGGGGGCAGCAAGTAAATTACTGAAAACTTTCATTCAAGAAGTATCGCCCGCCGAAATTTTCAGTTTCAGTGACAATAGATTTTCACAAGGTGCTGTGTATAAAACATTGGGATTTGAACAAACAGGTATTGTGCCTCCCATGCAAAGCTATGTTGAAAATTACAGTGCGAGGCATCATAAACGCTCGATGAAAAAAGGCAAATTATTGCGAGATTATCCCCATCTTGACCAAAAACTCTCAGAATGGGCATTATTACAGAGCTTGGGGTATGATAGGATATGGGATTGCGGAAAAATCAAATGGACACTGAAGTTGAAGTGAAAAAAAATCCCAGGATTGCTCCTGGGATTTCTCTTTTGAATTATGAGTTTCAAAGGGCACATTATGTAACCCTTTGATATTGCTCACAAAAATTTCAAGTTCGCAACATTTACAGCCACACCAGCCAAGTAGTCAGCTGCATTACCAAGTGAACTTGCAACATTGCTGAGTTCCAGGTAACCATATCGTGTCATGAAAGATACCACTGGTTCGAAGGTGTTGGGATCAATCACAACACCACTGCTTGTCAGTGGCACATATGGGCAGTAGTAGGCTGCGGCGTCGATTTCGCCAGGGCCCTTGTAACCCACGAGCACTGGGGTGTCGTCAGCAGCATATTGGTCCACATACACACGCACAGAGTTGTTCAAAACGCCAACGAACTTGGTGTTGGTTGGAGCTTCGAAAGTGCCCTCAGTTGTGCGAGCGAAAGCCGAAGTTGTTGCGCTTTGCAGGATTGTTAGTGCTGTGGGGGAAACCACAACCCAGTTACCAGCACCACGACGTGTGCGGGCAGCAATCAAGTTTGCACCACGGTTGATCAGCACAGCAAGAGCAGCATGCTCGTCACCCACGAATGTGGCAGTGCCGCTCACAGCGCCTTGGTCGTATGTGAGAGTGATGCCAGCGAGGTTGCGCAAGCTGTTCAAAATTTCTTGGTCAATTTCAGCTGTGATTTCTTGAGCCAAAGCAGCCATAATCTCAGCTTCGATGTCAATGCCTTGTTGGGCTTGTGCATCTTGTGCAGCCTCGAAAGTCCAGCGAGCGCTGAGCTTGCGGGTCTTGGCTTCCACAGTTTCCTTGAGGATTTGGATGTTCAGTCTCTTGCCAGCTGTGCCTTCCAGTGTTGCAGCAGCAGCACCGCGAGGGTTGCTCACATCGCCGTTACCGCTGTAGAAGCGAGCAATGTCAAATGGGCTGAGAGCTTCTGTACCAGCAATCACGCTACCAGCTACTGCTGGGTTGGGGAAGGTATCAGCATAACGCACACGCAATGTGTGGATTTGTCCAACGGGGCCTGTCATGGGCTGCACGCCAATGATCTCGTTAGCGATCACTGTGGGCATCACTCGACGGATAACAGGAAGGATAACCTTGTTCAATGTTGCAACATTGCCTTGGCTTGTGGCGCCAGGAGTTGCATTTTCAAACAAGATACCAGCCTTGCTGCTTAGGTCACGCTTGGTATTCTCTAGAACCACTTCCATAACTTTCTTGCGATTGCCGGTGAGGCCCTCGCAGAGAGCGTCTCTGGTGAGATTCCAGTTGGCTTCAAAAAGGTTGCCTTTCATAGTCATTTTCTCCTTATTGTGCTTTGGCTACACCGGCCAAATACAAGATATTTTGAAGATCAGGATCTTCAGTTGGGTTTTGTTGTGTTTCCACGAGACTTACTCTGTCTCCGGAATGAGCCACAGCTTTTCTGGGTGCTACTGGCGCTGCTTTTGGTGCAGAGGCAGCAGTTTGGTTCAATACTGCGGGCAAGTATCTGTGGTAGCTTTCTTTTAGATGTGAGGTTTTCACATCTTCCAGGAGGCTTTCCATGATCTTTTTCTTGTCTCTGGCCAAGGGACTCAATAGCTCATTGAGCACTTGTGCTCTTTGAAGCTGAGCTTGTGCTGCACGGCTTTGTGCACGAACGCTTTCCAGGAGATTTTCTTTCTCATGAATTGCCTTTTGTGCTTCTGCTAGTGCTGCTTGTTGCTTCTTGAGTTGATCACTGAGCTTTTTGACTTGAGTACCTTCTGCAAGGTAGCTGGTCATGAATTCAGCGGCCACAGCTTCGAAGATCTTACGACCAAAATTGTTCTCACGAGCAATCTTGATGTCGTCTCTCCATTGCACCAACTCGCGCTTGATTACCTCGTTCAAGGTTTTATCAACCACGGTGGTTGCTCTGTTGACAAATGAGCGTTGAGTCTCATCCAGCTTGCGCTTTGCTTCGCTTGCCAGTTTGATTCGTTGCTCGACCAGAGCCTTTTTGTCACGTTGAAATTCGGAAATTTCTTCTGACAATTGCTTGAGAACAAAGTTCTCCAGTTTGCCAATTTTAGCTTCGAGAGTTGCTTGAGTGCTTTTCTTGCTCTCCAGCAGTTCTTTAGCCATAGATTTGCGTTGAACAGCCAACTGTTGTCTGTCGGCTTGGAACTCAGCAATTTCCTTCCGGATCTCGCCTTGCATAAACTGTTCCATCATTTTCACATGTTGGGCCAGCTTTTTGTTGTAAGTGGATTTTGCTTCACTGACAGCTTTGGTGAGTTGCACCTTTTTAGTTGCCACTGCTTGCTTGTCTTGAGCGAACTCACTGAGTTCTTTTCTCACAACATCGTTCAACATCTTGTCCATGGCTTCCACAAGCAATCCGCGCTCGTGCTCGAAGCGGTGAGCATAACTTTCTTGGAGCTTTGTCTCAGCTTCTTTGAGCTTGTTTGTGAATGCTTCCTGAAGGGCAGTTTTGGCTTCGGGGCCAAGCACTTCGTTCTCCAGGAGCTCTTGTAGTTGTTTTTCCATAGGACTGGCGTCTCCTTGTTAAATCTTCAACTCGTTAACCCAGCGTAGCAAGGTCTTGGTGAGATGCTTTTGAGCCTTCTCATCTTGACGCACGCTTTCTGCCAAGTCTCTGATGTTGTTGCCGAGCCTTCTGTGATACATGGCCTCATACACAGGTACAGGGAATGCACTTGGGGCTGAAGGTTTGGCTACTATGTCGACTGTCAACATTTCAAATTCTGAAACGTTCCCATAGGGATCGACATTGCCTGAGCCACGTGATGAAACGCCAAGTTTTACACCACTCTCAAGCAAGGTTTTTGCAATTTGACCGCAAGGTGTTGGCAGTACCTTCAACTTTCCGATGCCATTGGGTCCATCCATCCACATCTTGATGATGCTGTGGCTCACACGATCCAAATGGATCTGCAGCTCTTGTGGATGATCCAGTTCACCAGGCACGCCGTTGTCTTTGGCGATGCTTGAATTTACTAGCTCTACGGCTTTGCGAATCTCATCTACAGGATAGACTCTTCCGTTGTGATTTTTGATTCCTCCTTGAATGAAGATGCCTTCCATGAATAGGTTCTTTGTACCACCTTCAATGGCCTCAGTAACCACCTTCATTTGGGCGTCATCAAAATGCAAGTGTTCTTGTAGAATCTTAACCATTTTTGTTTTCCTGTTTGGTTTCAGTAATGATATTTACTACAAAAGTTTGTAGTGCTGGTTTTTTGGTGAAAAAACCAGTGTTTTTTCAAAGACAATACCGCAACTGTACTCAGTTGCGGTATTTCTTCACTCAAATCATTACTTCTTTGGTGTAGTTCCGGTGCTGCCAAGTGGGCTGCGAACGTTGGCTGCGCCGAATCCTTCGGTGCGATCCTTGTTCAACATGGCCTTTGTGCTGCCTTCCTTGCTCACATGTCCCATGTCATCAGTGGCCTTCTTGCGACGGTTGGTGATGTTCATGCTGGCACTAGAGGGTGCTGGTTGCAGATGGTAACCATCAGCCTTTGGTCCTTTTCCAGTCTCAACAGCTTTTGCGCCAGGCACTGGGCTTGGAGAGGCCTTTGGAGTTGGGCTAGTTTTGCTCACATCAGGACGGGCAAACTTGCCGGCACCAACTTCAGCAGCTTTCTTGAGGTCAACATGAACAGTGTCAAGCTCAACAGCCTCGTCTAGATCATCATACTCTTCGTCGAGATCGTCGGTGTCGTCCATCCAGTTTTCTCTGAGGCCAGCTAAATGATCAATGACAAAGTGCCAGCACTTTTCCTGATCACCACTGAATAGGATGTTCTCTTCGTCGTCTTCTTCCCAAACTTCACAATCAGCGGGAGTTCCACCAATATTTAGGTCGCCTACTAATATTTCAACAGACCCATACCCAGATGCACTTTGCACTTTATGACGTCTTCCATTAACAACGAGAGTTGTGCCATCACTGCTAAATTTGTAGTGTGTGCCCGCTGGTGTAGTGCCCGAATCAGCCATTTCTTTCAAAGGCTCTTTGTCCTCCTCCGTGTCCCCATGTTCGCCATGCAGCTCAGCCTTCATAGCTTCAAACTCAGCAGTCAACTCATCAATTGCTTGCTCAATGTCACGGAAGCGCTCATCTGCACCTTCTTCCTCATGCTCTTCGCCTTCCATGTCTGCATCCATGTCCATGTCGGCATCGGCGTCCATTTCAGCGTCCATGTCCATGTCGTCGTCGTCCATGTCCATGTCTTCTTCTTCGTCTTCAACGTCCACGTCTACTTCAACGTCTTCGTCGTCAGCTGTGTCAGTGAGGTCTTCAACAGCATCGTCGAGGTCCACATCTTCCATGGTGCCGTCACCATAGTGTTCCTCGCTTTCGATCTCTTCCTTATGCACTTCCACGTCGCGGCCGAGGTCTTCACCTTCGTCTCCGCCCATTTCGTGCTCGTCGTCTGACAGCATTTCCTCGTGTATTGCGCGGGCCTTCTCAATGAAGATTTGATGCAATAGGTCACGAGCTTTGTCTTCTTGCTCGTTGATAAGGTAATCCATTACCTTCAACAGCTTGCTATTAGCCATAGTTTGTCTCCTTTGGTAAAGTTGATAGACTCTGTGTTTATTTAGAAGGAGTTGCAGAATAACCCTGATTTATTGCAGAAATAGGGTGATTTTTGTTACATTCCTGGCATTCCGCCAGCACCAGCCTCTGGAGCTCCATACAACAAGCCCAACAAATCTCGGCGCACAAGGTTTTCCAGTTTCTTGGCACTGCGCATTCTTTTCATTTGGTTCAAATGCGCAATTGTGATCTTGGGACGCCGTGGATCATACTGATTTTGCATTGTGTAGTGGTCTTGGTCAGGGCTGTAATAGCCTGCGCTGTCTAAATCCATTGCTCTCATGTTCCTATTTATTGCAGACAATCACTGTGCGTTGTATAGTTCAATTCAAAGGAGTGCTCAAATGTCAGTGTATCAATTTTTACCAAGTCCCAGTTTTGGTGCTGGTGAAGCCAATGTTGCCACTTGGAAGGATGGATTTTCAGGAGAGGACATCAAAAAAATAATTCAATTGGGCCAAGCCAGGCAACCTGGCAAAGCAATAATAGGTGGCTACGATCCTGCACAAAATTATGAACAAATACGCAAGAGCAAAACCAGTTGGATTGAAGCTGGTCCAGACACCGACTGGATTTACCAAAGGCTGGGAAATATTGCCCGCAATTTGAACGGTCAGCATTTTCGTTTTGATTTATGGGGCTTTGGGGAGCATCTGCAATACACTGAATACCACGGTGAGGACGAAGGTCATTACACTTGGCACATTGACAGCGGAGTTTCATCCACCAATTATGGTCCACGCAAACTCAGTGTAGTGCTACAATTGAGTGATCCCAGTGAGTACGATGGTGGCAATCTTCAAGTAAACTTGGGTTCCGAACCCCAAACCATTTCCAAAGATCTGGGATTGATAGCTGTATTCCCCAGCTTTGTTTTACACAGAGTTACCCCTGTTACACAAGGGACCCGTCGTACCTTAGTGGCTTGGCTCACAGGACCTGCCTTTCGCTAAGGTTGATTGGCTATCCACTCAATAATAACACCTCCAGGTGTGCCTCCTGCCCCATAGCCTTCAGTACCTGTACCACCTAACCCCACTCTCAGCGAGTCAGCATTTATTTTTACAAATGGTCCGTTGCTAGTGGGTTCTCCTCTTGCACCTGGCTGTCCAGGTTGACCGGCAGGAGAGGGCGGACCAGGAAGCTGTCCACCACCACCTCCAGGACTTGTAGCCATTGGCAACCCAACTGGATCAAGAATCTCACTGGGATTGCCAGAGTTGCCTGGAGCAGATATGTTGGATGCCCCGCCGCCGCCCACAATAACAATGATTGTTGAGCCGCTTGTTACTGGCAGCCAGGTTTCCATTGCTCCGCCAGGGCCTCCAGGCCCACCAGGCAAAATTACATTGTTGTAGGATATCTCTGTACCAGCGCCGCCACCACCGTCGCCACCGCCCCCTCCATATGTTTGATTGCTATAGGAGTAAAGGACACCAGGTGCACTTGCACCTCCGCCACCAACAATTGTTGCCTTGATCTCTGTGGTTTCAACAGGAACTGGCCATGGAAAAACACCCGCTGAAACAAAACTAGCTACAGCAAAAGTTTGTCCTTTGCCTGCAGGTCCTATTTGCCCAGGTGGTCCAGGTGGTCCAGGACCACCTGCAGGGCCTGGACCACCCGCTGGGCCTGTAATCCCAGTGGGGCCTGGCGGTCCCAACAACCCACCTGGAGCCCCAGGTGCGCCTGTGGCTCCTTTTTCTCCAGGAGGAGCCGGAATACCCGCCAATCCAGGAGCCCCGCCAGGGCCTGTTGCACCTCTGGGTCCTTGAAATCCTGGAAATCTGCTGGCTGGTCCCAATATCAAAGCTGTTGAGTCACTGTTAACAATCAATGGCATACCAGCAGGTGCCTTATACACTGTGGTATTGGAGATATCAGCTGAATCTCCTAAAAGTCTCTTGTCTAGCAATCTTGGCATCTATTTCATATCCATTCTATAAGTGCAGCGCCAGGTAATCCTGCGCCATCCGAACCACCAGAAGAACCATAGCTAAATGCTTTTTGTTGCAAGAGTCCTTGTGTTGCAGGAATTGAGGACCCTGGCGTTCCCATATTTGCGCCATTTGCTGCCGTACCACCAGATGCGGTCACTGTGGGCGATCCAGGCCCACTCCAAACTGACGGTGTGCCTGGTAATCCAGGAACTCCTGTAGTTGCTGGATAAAATACTGGGTTGCCATTTATATCTGGATAGTTTGTACCCGTGCTTATGGTTTGTGCTCGGCCTCCTACTCCTATTGTCACAGAGTAGCTAGCTCCGCCCGATATAGGTATCCATTGCTGCGCTATACCACCACTTCCCCCAGGAGCTCCTGCAACAGTCCAACCTGGAGTAACATTGGTAATCTGTTCTGTATCTTGAACAAATGGCGGTGAGTTCACTGTTACACCGCCACCCCCACCAGCACCTATTAAAGTCAATCTTACGGATGAGGCATCAGCAGGGGCTACCCAGTTACCTGGACTGGTCAAAATCACAGCACGAATATCTTGATTTCCGCCTGGCGGACCTGGAGGCCCAGTTACCCCTAAGCCTCCAGCTGGCCCTGCAGGAGCTCCGCCTTGTCCAGTAGGTCCTGTGGGTCCTGGGATGCCTGGAGATCCACTGGATGGTCCAGGAGGTCCTGGAGGGCCAGTGTCACCTATTAAGGCGCTACTGGCACCTGGGGGCCCAATCAACCCTGGTTCTCCACCTGGGCCTGGTGGACCAGGAGGTCCTGGAGGACCGCCAGGAATAGTAACCACCAAAGTGTCGCCTGTTGGTGCCACACGCAATACGAACCCAGCTGGTGCACCATACAACACTGTGTTCAAAACGTCACGGTTTGGTCCTACAATTCGGTTATCTAAAAGTTTGACCATCAATCAACCCATTCAATTACTATCAAACCTGAACCACCCGGACCTCCTGATGGATTGGAAGCCACAGGATCTCCCCCGCTACCTCCCAAACCATAAAGATAAAATCCTTGCGGTATTCCCCAAACAGCTGGCGGTGTAGTTGTTGGAAAGCCGAGCGACAATTGCCCCCCTCCTGCTGAATAATTGGCTCCTCCCGCCCCACTAAATGTTGTGGCTTGCCCACTTGTTGCAGAGGAGGTTGTGGTTTGTCCTGCCCCACCTGCACCAACCACCAATGAGTATGTAGCACCAGGCACAACCTCTACCCATAATTGTAAAACAGCACCAGAGCTGCCCGCCAATCCCGGAAAATAACCACCTATACTACCGCTCATGTCTCAACTCCTGGTCCGCCGCCACCGCCTCCAATGCCCCCGCCCGGAGTACCTCCGCCTTCTCCTCCACCTGGTGGCGGTGCTCCAGGTGGCACATAAATGCCCTGTCCGCCACCAGCGCCACCGCCAACAAGTGTGAGTTTGACCCTGCGCACATTTGGTGGTACCGTCCATGTAATGGAGCCAGCTGTGCTAAAAACTTCACCATGCCATTGTTGGCCTGATCCTGGTTGTCCAGTTTCCCCTGCTGGTCCGGCTGGGCCTGCTGGTCCAGGCGGGCCACCGTTGGGACCCGGTGGTCCCACAGATCCAGGAGGTCCAACAGGTCCACCACCAGGTCCAGGCGGACCTGGTGGTCCAGGCGGACCAACAATGAAAATGTCATCCCCAGGAGGTCCTTGCGGACCAGGACTTCCTGCATTGCCCACTGGTCCTGGGGGTCCAGGTGGACCAATTTCTTGACCAAAAAACAGTTGTTCTCCGTTTGGTGTGACCTTGAGCACAAGTCCAGCTGGAACACCAGCTAGTTGTGTATCAACTAGATCAGCAGACCCAACAACACGGTTATCTAGCAGTTTTGGCATGATCACATATTACGTAGCTGTGGCATTTGCAATTTCCAGCAAGCTGACAATAACATCAACACAATTATCAGTAGATGTATTTGTTGTTTCAGCAGGTGGATTACTTACCTGAACAACCAAACTGTCCCCACTACTCATGATCAAATTACCATTCAGGGGGTCAAAGGCGTTATTGGGAATAAGTGTGTAGTTGTTCACAAGATATCGTCTTGCAACTGGAGAGTATAAGGGATCTGGCGGATTATCCACCCAAACACTGAGATTGATTGTTTTTCTTTGAGTAGGACTGCTGGGGCTGCCTGTAATATTGCTGCATTGTACAGTCAACAACACGATGCTTACTTCTGTGGGATCAACACCAGGAGGCAAGGTATTATTGGGTATATTGGAGTCAAAACTAGATACTTTGTAGATGGTTGTGGCTTGATCATTTGCCACTCGAACTTTGACATTACGAAAGTTAAAAATAGGTGCGGGCATATGTTAAGGTCCTTTGCGTGATAATGCAAGTATAAAGGGAGTCATAAATCCAAAAATGCTTTGATAAAAGCTGCGTCCGTCAATAGCACCACGTCGCTGATTTATACGAAAACTGGGTCGAGCCGGGGGCTTTTCCCAAACAAAATTGAAAGTTGCAGCTGAACCACCGCCGCTTGTGCTGGTGGCTGTAATGGGATTGGTGGGCAAGCTTCCAGGGGTTGTGCTATTTGGAGCTGATAGCAGATAATATCCAGGAATCTGTATAGCTACACTTGTAATTGCACCGCCGCTTGTGCTCAACACCTTGAGAGTTGTGGGCACTGCATATGTGCTGTTGATGTTGGCAGGTGTACTGAATGTCAAGGTATCCCCCACACTATAGCTGCCTCCGCCATTGGCAATAGTCAATCCACCAACTTGAAAAGCCGGATTGGGGGCCACAGCACCCACATAAAAGTCTCCGCTTTCATCAGTGGTTGTGTGAAACACACGTCCCCCATTGAGTGCAATGGTATATTTGTTAGGGTCTGCAAACCCGGAACCATCTTGACTGGGGCTTAGTTTGGCATAGTCCAAGCCTGCGCCAGCGTAACTCATGGTATATCCACTGGCTTCAATCAAACTACCAAATTTTATACGTGCTCGTAACTGACGTCCAGCTACTGGCAATGACTTCAAGGTTATTACTGAACACGGCAGCCCGCCAGTGGTAACGCCTTTGGATATTGTATAATCCACTGTGGGCAACAATGGTGTTGCTGAGTCTAAAAATTGCACTTCCAAATCACTGAATTGATTTGGCAGCACATATGTTCCCCCGGTTGTAACAAAATCTGTGGAGACGCCGTTGGTGGCCCAAATTTGATTTACTGCTACAGGACTGTCAGTGGATTCAAGATATCTGTGTCCTTGACTCCAAAGCGCATAATTGCCAAAACTACAATTGCTGTTCAATGCAGTAACATGACCACCATCTATGCACAGCAATCCAAACTGGCAAAAGTTAACGAAGAAGCTCACCAGCTGCATGTAGCCTTTGCCTAGGACTTTTACACCAATGCCGCCAAGATTGATTTGGGTAAATGCATCTACCACAATGCTGTGAATTCTGTTATTGGGCCCCAGCACACTGGGATCAATCAATACTCCGCCACCACCTGGGTAAATGCCTGACCCAGTATCAGGATCACCACTTATACTGGAACAGTTTTGAATATAGGGACTGACCAAAATGTCTGCACCAGGCGCAAAGCCAAATGCGAATCCAGTTTGTCGTGTAGTGGAAATCAAGGCTGAAGTGTTGACGCCACTTGCGTTGGCATAGCCCACAGGGGTGATATCCAATGCTGATGGGCTTAGTCGGTGGTCTCTTACAGTAATGCCATACACATAACACTTGCTGTTCAAGTAAAACACATCACTAGTGGGCACTCTTGGGCGTATGGTTACAGACCGCAGATTGTCACCAATAATGCTCACACCTGGTGGAATTTCCAACGGACAGTCTTCAGTATAGTCGCCAGCTGCTACCAAAATGGCCACATGATCAGGCCGGAATGCCCCTGTAGCCAGTTGTTGAGCTGCTGTAGCACAAGCTGCTTTCACTGTTCTTTTGGCACTATACCAACTTTGCCCGCTGTTGCTGTCGTTGCCGCTCTCACTCACATAAATCCGGTTTTTGACAATTGCATCAGCAATTTGTTGCAGGCTTTCTGCATTCAATAGTTTCCACGCAACACCATCCCAAACATACATTTGTTTGTCAGTGGTTTTGTACCAAAGCTGTCCTTGAGTGGGGCTTTGTGGCGGACTTTGATCGGCAAAATTTTCCATGAGATGAACAAGATTCTCATTCAGATAAGTGCCATAGTTGGCAAAGTTCTTGCCAAACAAGATCAAACTGCTGACTGTGCTGTTATACTGCCCGGGAGGAATACTTGCCAGCGTAGTGCCGTTGGTTTTTGTGATATTTGTATTCATTTTGATATTTACGGTGTTTCAGTTGGGGGTGTTTCACCACCTGGGGCAGGCGCAGGTGCTTCAGCTGGCGGCGCTTCTAGAGGCGCTTCAGGTCCTGCTTCTGGACCTCCCAAGCCAAATTCAGGTTCTGGACTGGGTCGTATGCCTATTGATCCGAGACCCACGCTTTGGTCTTCAACTGGGCTGGTTCCAGTTTTGTCCTTGACTTTGGCACTGTTTTCTTCTTTCCACATACGTTCATTTTCCAGGATGTCTTCTTCAGTCCATCCCATATAGCGTTTCAAAGCATAACGCTTGCTCATGTAAGCTCTAGCATCGCTGTTCATAGCTGAACTGAACAGGTTCACACGCTCTGTATCCAAGCTCATGTTTCGATACTGACTGAAACTTTGAGGAACATTGAATGCCAATTCAAACAAGCTGCTGTGAACCTCAATACCTCGGAATTTCAAAAACAATTTAAATTCCATATCCAGTGTTGGCGCAATACTGTTTTGCAGTCTTTGACAATATTTGTTGAATCGATACTCTTGGATAAATGCTGTACCAACTTTGCCGTCGTTGAACACTGCTGTTCCATCATCTGGCCCTGTGGGCAAGTAGCTGCTGGGAATGCCCAATCCACGCATCAGCTTGTTGTTGAAGTATTTGAGGTCGTCAATAGTACCAAGATTTTCGCCAGCGTTCAAAGTATCAATTGTTGTTCCGCGCTGCTCGCTGTTGGTAGCAAGAAAGAAATCTTCTGTTATGCTGATGGGATTGTATGCACTGTCAATAATACTTGTGCCCCCACCTGTGCGGTTGGGCAACCTTCTTTGATAGATTTCGTTTTTGACTCTTTCCACATATTGCATAGCACGTTGGCCTTGAAGCTGACCCACGTCAATTTTGAACACTCTGCGCTCAGGTGCTCTCACAATACGATAGATGAGAATACAATCTTCCAAGAGATCTTTTTGTTTGTAGGTTTTATACACAGCTTCAATAATGCTGATGCCAAAAGGCCAGTATTGATCCATGCCTTCACTCAAACTCAAGTGCACAACGTGATTTGCATCAATAGCAAGGCTGTTGGCTGGGTTGTAAAAACGGCTTGTGCGGCCACCTGGGGTGGTGGGCTGGCCATAATTTATGTTTCCTGCACCGGCTGCTGGGTTGGAACTTCTGGGATAGCCACCTGGAAAACTGTATTGATCGTGTACCAGTGGGTTGGTTGCCACCAAGCTTTGTAAGTTGAAGTCTAGATCACGAATCACATATTGCTCAATTTTCTTACCTTGTGCCTCATTTACAATGATTTTTTCCACTTTGGCAGCATCAACCCACAAAAGTTCATAGGTTTCAGGATCACGGATGAAAAATTGATCTCCATATTTCACAGTGTTTCTGAATATTTTGAAGATACGTTGGTTCAACCGATTTATGCTGCACCATTGTTGAAGCGCATTGTTCAACAGTTCTGTTTCGGTTTCAGTAACATCTCCTTTCCAAATAAATCGGAAGGGAATGGGATCGTCATCACTTTGGTTTTGTGTGCAGAATTCAGCTATTGTGTCCAAACTACGATTGATTTCACTGTCTAAATCAGCTTGCTCGTAAGCCACATAGCGTTCCACACGGTTGGGCGCGCCAGCATAAACTTCTGGCAAATAACTGCTGAATTTGGTAGTGGTTGCACCTTGACTGTTGTCTTTGTTGATTTCTGCTAGTCGTGCAGTGAGTCTAGCTTGACTCGGTACTGTTGTGAAATATTTTTTCCAAGCCATCAGGGTTCTGTTTCTCTAGGTTTTTGATATTTATGTGCGAAAAATACCCAGAAAAAAGATTACACTTAGCTAAAGTCACCAATTATTCCGGCTGTGATACGCGATTGTCTTGCTATCTCTTGTTGTACTGGGGTCTGTTGTGCAACAGTTTCTGTCAAGGTGTGGACAGCTCCTATTAAGGCATCATTTTGCGGTATTACTGGCGGCGCAAGACTAGTCATAGTTGCTTGGGCTGCTACTCTACTTACAAGTGCAGCCATAGCGGAAACAAATGACGTGCTGCTTGCTTGCATTTCAACAAGTGCAGTTGAATCTTGTAATACGCTGTTGGCATCGCCAGTTTGATCACCTGTCCTTGCTTCTGCTGCACTGGCTGAACTTGTCCCATAGCTTGTGACACCCCCGACTAATCCGCCAAGTATTGCTCCTGCCAAGATACCACCAGGGCCTGCCCCTATGCCTGCAAGAGCCCCTGTTGCTGCACCGCCCAATGCACCGCCCAACCAACCAGGCGCACCAACTTGGTTAGCCGCATAGCTCCCCCCTATGCCACCCATTATCCCTAGCGCGCCAGCGCCTAGCAACCTGCCCTTCCCTAGTCCGCCCATACTCGATGCTCCTCGCATCATACCAGCACCTACACCTGTAGAGCCCAGCATTGAAGTCAAACCCAAACCTCCTCCGCCCAGAAACCGTGGTATTGCAGCTCTTAAGGCTGTACTTGCCAGTAATTTAGGCATCAATGCAACAGCAGCTCCTGTGGCCAAGGCCGAGGCTGCTCCTGAAATACCACTAGCAGCCATTCCATAAAATGAGTTGGCTGCTCCTGCGCCTACGCCAGTTGCTGCTGCCAATGGTTCAAGAACTGCTGTAAACAAGCCCAACTGTTGTGTAGCTGCATAGAGCGCTGCCTTGAAATCACCTGTTATGCGAGCAGTGTCCATAGTCACTTTCTGCATTGCAGTTGTGGCTCTATCAAGATTGCCACCCCTGCCTGTGAAGATATTTAAAATACGGTCTAACCCGCCAGGTCTGGCAGCAGCAGCTTGCCCACGCTCAGCTTCTGGTAGCATCTTAGCAAACATTTCTGCGCTACCAGCGTATGCACCACCCACTTGTGCTTGTAGTTGTAGTGTGTCTAGGCCGCGACTTTCAGTTAAGGCCCGCTGGAATTCCAGAACTGACCGCATAGTCTCTTCCGGTGTTCCAGTGGCCAACCCTCTTGACAAGGCCGTCATAGAAGGCATCAAATCACCGATGCTCATCATAGCTCGCATTTGGGGATCACTAGGCATGATCCCCATTTGCATGCCCACAATAGCTCGAGCCATTTGCGGGCCTACCTGACGTGCAATTACGTCTTGATTTGCTCTCAGACGCTCAGCTGCTGCTGGATCAGTTCTGGCCAACTGCCGTATACGCAACATTATAGCCGCATCTTCAGCAGCAGCCTTGCTCCTGGCTTGCAGTTCCTTTCTGTCTTTCCCGGTTAACTCAGTAAGTGCAGCAAGTTCCCGCACATATTTGACTGCACCTTCTCTCTGCATTTCAGTGCTCATACCATATGCAAGACCGCCTTGGGCAAGCATATCAAGAAATGAAGCCACTGTTTCTCCCTGTTGGGCCATTGTCTGGCCATACATACCAAATCCACGAGTAGTGGTTTGAACACCTCTCAACAAAGTGGCGAAATTTTGTTCACCAACACCACCTATTGTACTACCAAATTGGCCAACTATGCCTTGAAACTCGTCCAGTTTCAAACCAGTCCTGCCAACCATTTCTTGCATTTTTTCCAGACTGCCGCCAAATGTAACACCAGTACTAAGCATGGATTGAAAAGCTGGCATGCCAGCTGCGAAAATTCCCACAGTAGCAGCAACCGCTGCTACACTTTTGTTCAAAACTGAGAAAGCAGTAGCGAGGCTGGAAGCTTTGCCTCCTGCGTCTCGAGCCTTCATCTCCAGAAAGCTCAACCCGCTTGTTACGCCGTCATACAATCTTGTGCTGTCAAACTTGCTCATCCGATCCAAACTGGATCGCAAATCGTCCACACTGCGTTTGTAACTGCCTTGAATCTCCTTGTCGTAGTCTTTCATCCGTTGCTCATAACGCAAGTTATTGACTTGAGCACGTTTGGCTTTTTCAGCCTCTATTTGCATTTGACTCAAGCCATCTTTGGCCTCATCAAGCGCATCGTTAAATTCTTTTATGCTTTTGACATCAATGTCTTTGGCTTTGGCAATGGCAGCCAAAATGCTGTTGTTTGATGCCATTTTGTCACGCAACTCTGAGAGAGTGCGCTCTTGGGCCCAATCTTTACTGATCTGCTTTAGTTCGCTAGCTGTAAAACTCATACAAAATTTCTCGCAACAGGAGATTACCAGTATTTAAGCCCCTTAAATACTGGTGAATAACATACTATGATAATAGGGCACACAAATGAGTAATCCGTTAAGTCAATACTTTCACACTCCCAAAGCTTATGTACAATTGCCAACACAAGGAAGATTTTACCCTCCTGACTTTGTTGAAACATCCGCCAATGGTGAAGTGGCTGTGTATCCATTGACAGCAATTGACCAAATAATGCTGAAAACTCCAGATGCTTTGCTGAACGGTGATGCTTTGTTGAGCGTGTTCAAAAATTGTGTTCCAGGGGTGAAAGATCCCAAGCAGCTGGTGGAACCTGACATCAACACATTGTTGGTAGCCATAAGGATAGCCAGTGCTGGTTCCACAATGGAAGTGGAAACCACATGCCCCAATTGTGGAAAAGAGCACAATTTTGGAATTGATCTCAGTGGATTTATTGAAACCCAAAGCACTGTGGAAGGTCCCACGTATGTGGAAATTGACGGCGCACTGCAAGTTTTCCTACGCCCTTATAATTTTCAACAGAGAAACCTGCAACTATTGAATGAAGTTGAACAAGCCAGATCCATAAAAGTGTTGGAAGAAACAGAAACCACTGATGCTGAAAAAATCAGCAGTGTAACCAAGCAAATCAATCAAATGGCTCAGCGAACTCTAGACATCATGAGCATGAGCATTACTGCAATCAAAATAATCAGCACCGGTGAAACAGTAACAAACCCGGGATACATTCAAGAGTTTGTGAAAGGTATTCCCACAACCAGTGCCAATGCCATTATCGACAAACTCAAAGAGTTGAATTCCATTGGTGTTGATACAGAAACCAGTTTTCAATGCGACGCTTGCAGCCACTCTTGGAGTCAAAGAATCGACTTCGATCCCACAAGTTTTTTCGAATAAAGCTTCTCAGAGGTGATCCCCAGGAGATCACCAAAACACTGAGAAGCTGTGAAAAAGAAGTGGAAATGATTGAAAGCGATATTGCAAACCTAGTGTATTACATGAACGGTGGTTTGACCTACAGTGAAGCTTGGCATCTTTCGACAACACAGATGCAAGCCTTGTCTGGAACTATTTCAAAACACTATGAAATGCAAGCAGAAGCCTATCGTAGAGCACAAACCAAGAAGGTATAATTGAATATTTGATACTTGGGTATTTCGTTAGGGAGGAAGTCACACTTCTCCCCACCGGGAGGAGAAGTTTGAAAAAGGCTTTCGTATAGGGCTTCGGCCTGCCTGTCTCGTCTTGGGATTGTATCCAGCTGGCGGAGAACCTATTTCCAGCATTCCTGACTCTCTTCTCGGACTTATGCTCATGGAGCTGCCTTCTCGGTTATGTGCTCATCACACACGCAGGGAACCCAGTCAGACAGGCTGTTGACTGAACCCCTTCCAGCTTCACGGGACAGTGAGAGGCTGGATCCTTTTTGTTCACTTTCGTGGCGAGGGCATAGAACAGTAAACCCTCATGCGTAATTTTCCCCTGCCTTCGCGCCTGGTAGATACGGATGGACACTACACCATCATACTAAGCCACTATTTTGAAAAACCGTATATTATGCGTAGTTGCTGATTCTAAAATTGCCTGGTGTACGTGCTGTGCTGTCTAGGTATTTCAAAAGATAATTGTTGTTTGTGTTCTTGAAATCAATTACCCAAGGAGTGTTGTATTCAACATACCGACCACTCTCTTGCTTGATAATTGCTGTTGTCCATCTATTGTATTCGTTGAGATTGAATTGAGGAATAATTATGGGTTTTGTGGTTAACGGGGTCCAAATTTCTGTGTGTTCTTCAGTATTGTTGTATTTGTATTTGATTTCATTACGAGGTATTTGTGCATGACGCTTGTTACTGAACTCCAGTTCGCTCAAACTGCTGGGTGGAGTCTTGTATGCGACTTCAATTATATCACTTGTTTGTGGATGAGCCAAAATGTCTGCTTGTTCTTTGTAAAAATCAATCACTGCCCTAGCCATTTGTTTCTTGGCTTCTGGAATCATGATCCAGCGATTGGCACCAGCTGATTCAAACATCATGATTTGAGCTTCACTCAAAACAGTTTTGTTCGTGAGACGGTCAAACACAACATGAAAATAACTCTTCAATGAGTCTGGCCATTCAGCTGGCTTTTTCACAAGGTCACGAATGTTGAGATTGTGTTTGGCTAGTTCACAAAAGAGTGAGGCTTGTTCATTGGAAATATTGAGGATGCTTTGAGGAAAAGCTCTTACTCGGCTACCAAACGCTCCAACCAGTGTATTGTAAAATCCCAGTTCTTGACGGAAAAAGCTGTTCAAGCGATTTTGATCAATGGGATCAACTACAATAAAAATGCTGCGTTGTTGTGGCTTATTGTATTTCATTCTCAATACTCTTTTGTTGATTTGATTATAAGTAGTGAGAATCATAAAATCAAAAGGTTACAGAACTTTTTCTGGACAACAAGGAACAGAATATATGGCAGCGTCAAAAGGCAAAGCAAAAGGCAACGCAGGTGAGCTGCGTATCGCTAAATTTCTTACGGACCTCTATGAGGCTAAATTTATTCGTGTGCCCAATAGTGGTGCATTTATTGGGGGAGCTAACACAAAAAGAAAAGAAACCATGGATGCTACCCAAATCAGCTATTTCAAAAGCGATCTTATTCCACCCTCACATATGAAAAAACTGGTGATTGAAAGTAAATTTTATCAAGACTTTCCTTGGCACAAGCTTATGTGCAAGGGCGATGTCAAGCAGTTGGACAGTTGGATTGAACAAACATTGGATGTGTGTGATCCCGAGGACTTGTGGTTTGTAGTAATCAGAATCAACCACAAAGGCAGTTACGCTTGTTTTGACCAAAAACATTTGCCTGTCTTTGTTGTGGAAAATCATGTTCGTTACAAAACATTTGTGTTAACTGAGTTTGAGCCATTTTTTGAACAAAACAAGCTGAAGATTCAAGAACTGTGCTATACAGCAGGAGTGTAGTCCCATTCAAATCTGGAAAAATTGTCTTCCTTGATAACCGACAGCACTTGAGAACACCTGCTCTGCAACTCTTCTCGATGTGAGATCAGCAAAATATTTTTGTTACGATCTCTACTCATGGCTTTCAAAGTTTCCAAAGACCTTTCCAAGCCTGTGCTGTCCAAGCCCACATCAAGAATTTCATCCACTGCCATGAAGTTGATGCTGGTGTTCATGTGCTCAAAAATGTCACGGAACGCCCAGCTCAACGCCAAACATACTCGAGTTCGCTCTCCTCTACTCAAGCTGTCAAAGTCAAAGTCCACGCCCAGATGCATGATCTCCACTCCCAAATCATTGCTGAATTTCACTTGATGTGGCAGCATCAAACCAGTGAGATACTCACCCAGTCGATAGTTCAAGTAACTGAGATTTTGATCAATAATCCTTTTTCTGATAAAACTGTCTTTGTTTGTCAGCAGTTTCAAAAGAAACTCTTGATGATCCTTGAGTTGGCTTAGTTCATTTAAGGAGTCATAAGAAACTTCTTGTAGAGTGGAGTTCAAGGAACCCACTTGTGCTTGATAAGGATTGGTTTCCAGCTGGAGTTTGTCTAGTTCAGCACTTAGCAATGTGAGACTGTTTCTGTGTTCATAGGCTTCATCAATGCTTTTGTAAAACGTGGGATTCAAGCTCACTGCACCACTCAGCTCCTGAAGCTCACTTAGTTCTTGAGTCAGCACCTGGCACTCTTGTTCCAATGTTTGGATACTTTTGTCCAGCCGGGTTATCTTGTGTTCAAGGTCATCCAGCAAACTGGTTTGTTTTTCGTCATGAATTTTTTGTCCACACATGGCGCAATTGTGTTCTTGAATTTGTGAATACTGTGTAAGCCAGCCAGTTTGTTGTGCCTTCAGCTGTGATAAATGCTGTGCTTTGGTTTGGTTTTGGCTTTGAGTGTTTTTCAATGCTGTTTGAAGCTCGCGATACACAAGATTGTCTTTGTGGGATTGAATTTCTTTTTCAACATCAAGATGGCTGAGTGCCACCAATGCATTTTCCAGTTCTTGTATTTTGTTTTGATGTTGAATGTTCCATTGAAGAGTTTTTTGATTCAAACTTTCAATAGTGCTTAAAATACGTGCATTGCTGTTTTTCACAGTGTGGATTTTGAACTCTTCTTGCTCAATGCTTGCCTTTGTTGTTTGTATGAGCTTTTTGAGGTTTTCTGCCTTTTGAGAAAGCAATGTGATGCCCAAAAGTTCTTCAATAATTTCCCGTTGTTTACCTGCGCCCATACTCAAGAATGGTTCAGTATAGGTGTTCAATGCCACAATGTGTTTGAACATTGTGTGGCTGATGCCCAATACCTTTTCAATGTCTTTTTGAGTGTCTTTGTTCTCTCCTTGAGCCTCATCAGCACTTTTGTTTTCATTTACTGACTCATCGTTGATAATATAACGGAAAAAGCTGGGGGCACGCCCGCGTTCAATTTTGTAGCTGTTGCCGTTGGCCTCAAACTCAATGCTCACAGCCATGTTCTTTTTGTTGATGCTGTTGATGAGGTTGTTTTTCTTGATGTTGGTAAGAGCTTGGCCATACAGCCCATAACAGATGGCAGAGATCAATGTGCTTTTGCCAACACCGTTACGGTTGCCGTTTCCACCCAAGTCCAAATTTTCACCCAACACAAGTGTCAAACCAGGCTGTGTGAGATTTATGGATTGTGAGACTGCACCCACACTCATGAAGTTTTTGATTGTTACGTTTTTGAGTGTAATCAAGGTCAAATACTCTGATAAATTTCAATCAAGCGTTGGTTGTTCATTGTTGTGCTTTCAATACTATTCAAGTGTGAAATCACAATTGAGTCAACGCTTTCAAAGTTGATCTCACTGTCATCAAGAACAGTGTCGTCTCCGTCACTTCTGCCATGGATGAAACTCACATCCAACGCATTGAGTTGTGTTTCAAACAGTTCTCTGATAAATGCACTGTCTTCATAGGTTAAATCACAATCCACTGTGATGCGAACAAACGTTTTGTTATCAATCAAAGAGGTGGGATCTTGAAGAGCCTCAGTAAGGTTATAGACCCTATACTTGGGCGCCCCAGGCCATTTTTCAAAAATGGGTTCCTCTCCTGGACTCCAAATCATCAACCCTCGATCATCATCAAAAACATCAGCATAATTGTGTGGAAAGGCGTTTCCAATATAACAAATGTTGCCTTTGCGTTGCCTTTTGTGAAAGTGACCACTGAATACCAGTTTTTGATGCTGAAAGTGCTCAGCATTCAAACCACCATGATCAGGCATTTCCACATGAGCATTCATGCGGAACTTAGCAATTTCAGCATGACAAAACAAATAAGGCTGTTTGATGGTTTGAATTTTTTTGTAGTCGTCACCAACCAACCAAGGAACAAAACAAAAGTCTTTTACAGTGGTAATTTTGTCAATGAGATGAATATTGGGAAAGTCTTGTGCATAAGGAATACTATGCAGTTCCAGCGTGTCACGAAAATAGAGATCATGATTTCCCAATAGCATAATCACATTATCAAAACTGTTGTTGAGCAGCTTCATTCCATTGTGACTATAGTTGAGAGTGCTGATGTTCACATTGTTTCTGTTGTGACTCCAGTCACCCAAAAACAAAAGTGTTCGGATATTCAACTCTTTTGCTCTAGCCACCACAAACTCCAAAAACTCAGTGCACCAAGTGTTGTGCTGTTTGGAGTTGTTGCGCATGCCATAATGCAAATCTGTGATGACAATTGTTTTGGAAAAATCAACAGTGTCTAAATTGATAGTCATGACTCAAAAGTCTCCTTGACCTTGAGTATAGCCTACAAAACTGTTTAGTTCAACAGGTGGGCAGGACCTAGATTTGTGCTATTCATTATGATATATAAATAATATGCAATAGGGTTGGAGAAAAATTGTGATTTTGGCAGAATTGAAAGAACGTTGGTTGAACAAGGAGATTACACCTAATAGGTTGACAAAGTTGTTGCCTATACACAAAGAAGAGCTAGACAAATTATTTCCTTATGAAGGTCCAATTGCAGCTAAATTTTATGCATACGTTCATAACGGTAATGCAGAAAACAGTTGGTGTGAACAGAGTGGTAAGTTCAGGACATTCAATAATATGGTTCGAGGGTTCAGAAAATTCTGTGGTAATCAATCTCAATGCTCCTGTAATCGTGAATATCAGGAAAGCGTTCGACACAGCCGCACTAGAGATGAAATAAATCATATTCACGAAAAACGTAAAAATACCAACCTTCAAAAGTATGGTTTTGAGTATGCAAGTCAACATGACAAGGTCAAAGCCAAAGCTGAGACCACATGTTTTGAAAAGTATGGTGCAAAAGCTCCAACCTTAAATCCTGTTGTTTTAGACAAAGCACAAAAAACGATTCAGGAAAATTGGGGAGTAAGCTTCCCTCAGCAACATCCTGATATAAGAACCAAAACTATAGAGGTGTTTCAAAACACTTATGGAACACCGGTTCCTGCTCAAAACCTGGAGGTGTTAGTTAAAACCAAAAAAACCAACCTCTCAAAATATGGTGTTGTGGCCCCGTTTTTGACAACAGAGCATAGGGAGACCAATAGGAAAACTTTTCGGCAAAAATCTTGGGATTCCTATATTGCAAATAGGACTGATTACATTCCGTTATTCACTCAAAAAGAATTTTTGGACTCACATCGTTATTCTGAACATTTGTTTGTTTGCCAAAAATGCCATAACCAATTCAGTGTTGCCTTGAAAAGAGAATCTGATTTGCGTTGTTTTGATTGTTATCCAAGAAAAGAAAGTTGGGGAGAAACAAAGATCAAACAATGGTTGTGGGATAATAACATATCTTTTGATCAATGGAATAGGGAAGTTATCAAGCCATTGGAGATTGACTTTTATCTCCCAGATTTAAATGTGGGTATTGAGTTCAATGGCATTTTTTATCATTCAGATTGCCAAATAGGAGACAAAAAATATCATCAAAATAAATGGAAACAAGCTCTTGAAAAAGGTGTCAGGCTTGTTCAAATTTGGGAACATGAGATGGTGCAAAAACCCAATATCATATTTGATAGATTGTCACACGTAGTGGGATTGAAAAAAACAATTGTTGGTGCACGTAAATGTAACATTACAGTTGTGGATTTTGGGACAGCTAAAACATTTATTCAGAACTCACATTTGCAGGGCAACATACCAACCAAACATATTTGGGGGTTGGAACACAACGGGTTGCTTGTTGCACTTGCTAGCTTTGTCAAAACTAGGTATAGCAAAGGGAGTGATTATGAGCTGGCCCGATATTGTATTTTGCCTGGGTATCATGTCCCAGGGGGGCTTAGCAAACTTTTGAATCATGCACATCAGGAGTTGGGATTCAAAAGCTTGGTGTCCTACAGTAACTTGAACTGGGGACTGGGAAATGGTTACGAGAAAACAGGCTTTGAGTTAAGTCATATCAGTCCACCCAATTATTGGTATTGGAAAAATATAAATGACGTTCAGAGTCGACTTAAATTTCAAAAACACAAAATACAAGGCTTAGCTGCGGGCAATACAGAGCAGGAAATTGCCAAAAATTTGGGCTACAATCGTTTTTATGATGCAGGCAACGCAGTGTGGATCAAAAAATACTAGATGGGTCCAGTTGGGCTCATTTGAGGCACAACAAGTGGGGCCGCTGCTTCTGCATTGTCAAATCCCAGTTGTTGTGCTAACTGATCCTCTGTCTGGCGGGTGTGACTAGGTGTTGCACCATGCATGATCAAAAGATCATCTCTTATGTGTTGACTTCTCTTTTCCAGTTGCAATATCTTGAGAAAACTTGTACTACTTACGGTAGTATAATAAGCGAATGGGTTTGCGCTTTTGGCTTCATCAAATTGGAGTCCCACCTGTGCCAGCTGCACCAATGCTTGGGCCTTCATTTCATCCAGATAAGTATAACCTCGCCAATTTCCTCGATGACCATAACGGTCCACTAGTTTGATCCACATTGCTGCCAATCGGTCCGTTATTTTGCCGCCAGTTAAGGTGAACTCACCATTCTTGTAATGACTCTTGCCCACACATTTCCACGTGTTGTTTTCAAAAATCCAGTGTTGAAAGGGAGGAAAATTACACCTAATGTGTTTCTCAGCTTGATTTTTGGCTTTGTCAGCTTTGGCAGGGTTCAACGGAATGTGCTCAAATGTCATGAGTCGCACAACAATTTCCTCCAAAGGCACATCATCTAGCGTAAGAGAAGATTCAAAAGTCTTGCTGCCACTGGCTTTCTTTTCTTCAGCTATTTTGTTAGCCAGCTTTTTGTGCCGGGCAGCGTCCAACACTTCTGGAGTTGCTGCCACAAGATCATATACAATGACATCAAAATCAGAGTATTTTTTGTCAACAAATTCACAAAACGTAATCTTGCTTTCATGTATTGCAGACAATAAATCTTTGTTTGTTAGATATTTGATCTTGGGAACCAATGCCATTCGAGTCCTTTGTGTTTGAAACCCTAAATTTTGCAATTGGTTGCAGGAGATGTCAAAATGGACAACAAAGTCTGTTAAATAATTCAATAGATTGCTAAAAGATTATGTTGGGGCCTTGCAATGAAGCTGTTTAACCTACTACCACAAGTGAATCTCTCTTTAACTGAGGCCAAAGCCCGTATTGAGCATCCAGAGGACATGATATTTGATGATGGGTTGGACGGTGCCAAAAGAGCTTTTCATATACTGAGTGCAACTGCCCACAAGCCAGAATATGTTTCCATCAAGTTTGATGGAACTCCGGCCTTGATCTTTGGCTGGAAAGATCACAAATTCGTGCTCACTGACAAAGCTGGGTTCAGCAGCAAGAAGTATGATGGGCTGACCACAAGCCCTGAGGCTATTGTGAACATGCTCATGAGCAGGAAAATGAAAGACACTAGCCCCAGTGCAAAAAGTGCTCGACTGGCATATGCCAACAAAATAGCCAGTCTCTACCCATTGTTGAAAAAAGTTACCCCAAAAGGATTTATCGGTTACGTTCAATCGGATTTGTTGTGGACTGGTGTTCCGCCCATAGTTGATGGCGCTTATGAATTCACTCCCAACAAAATAACCTACCGCGTTCCCCTCAACAGTCAGTATGGTGAAATGATCGGCAACAGCAGTGCAGGAGTAGTTATCCACAGTGTTTATCAAAGCCCCTCTGATCAAGAACCCGAAGCATTGAGAAATGTTGCAGATTATGGTTTCAGGAGTGATCTTGGCCTGGCTATCTTGCCTCATGAAGCCACCATGCTCACCAGTTTGAAGTTGGATAAATCCTTGGTTGACAAACTGTCACACTTGTTTAGAGTGCACGCAGTGAGTGTGAAATCATTCTTGGATAGAGGTCAGCTAGAGACGCAGAAAATTGCTAGTCTTCCAGGCTACATGAAAAGCTTTTTGGCCAAAAAGGCAGAAAAAGGCAGCTCAAATTTTTCACATGTTGCAAGAGAGTTTTTGGATTGGTTTACAGGGATCAACAGTCCTGCAAGCCCAGGCATGCAGGAAAAGTGTTTGAAATGGATACAGAGCCACATGCATGGTTACAACAGTGTGTGGCGCATTGTGAGTTTGTTGAACAGCTTGAAGCTGGACCTCAAAAGCCAGATGGACAATCAAGCTGGCTCAACGGTGGGTGCCAGTTTGGGAGGCCAGCCTGGCCATGAAGGCTTTGTGGCAGTAACCCCAACTGGTATTGTTAAGTTTGTGAATCGTGCACAATTTATGAGAAAAGCGCAACCTGAGTCACTTATGGAACAAAGCACAAAAAGCGTTGTCTGGACCTTTGGCCGAATGAACCCTCCCACTTTGGGTCATCAGCATCTGGTGAACTTGATGGCCAAACATGCTGGTGACGATGACTATTGGATCTTTTTGAGTCATAGTCAAGACGGCAAAAAGAACCCTTTGCCTTGGGAAGAAAAGGTGGAGTTTTTCCAGCGCATTATGCCTGATCATGCAGAACATTTGGTGCAAGACCCAGATGTGAAAACACCACTACAAGCTGCTGAATGGCTCTACAACAAAGGCTATCGAGATTTTGTGTTTGTGGCTGGTGAAGATCGGGTCAAGGGCATGAGAGAGCTCTTGGACAGTTGGAACAGTCCTGAAATACGTGAGAAACATCAGCGTGAACCCATTCACATCAAAGTGGTTTCAGCTGGGGAAAGAAATCCCGATCACAACGGTGTCAAGGGCGTAAGCGGCACCAAGGCTCGTGAAGCTGTATTGAACAAAGACAAAGAAGCTTTTCAACAAGCTGTGGGTTTGGACCTTGAACTCAGCAACCAACTGTTTCAAGCTGTACGACGTTACCTCAAGCATCCACGGAACAAAGTAATGGAATCCAGTTTGCATCCTGCAGGCACAATTGTGACCTTGACCATGAGTCCACCACATGCTGCTCAATTGAAAGAATGGTGTGACAAAAATGGTGTTCCTTGCATGAACACTGATGAACTTCACATGACTGTTCTCTATAGTCAAAAGCCAGCCTCTCATCTCATGAGCATGCACGGTAATACAGTTGTTGTGCCAGCTAAAATTCAGGGATGGACCAAGCTGGGGGACAAAGCCCTATGCTTGGATCTTGATTGCGAAATTGCACACAAGTTTCATCACCACTTGAAAAGCAAGGGTGGGACTCATGATTTTCCTGATTTCATACCACACAGCAGCGTGAACTACAGTTGGATGGACCGAACTGATTTGCCGCAAGTTTTGCCTGATTTCCCTTTGTTGTTTGATCGCATTCAGGTCAAGCCACTGGACCCTAATTGGGGTCTCAAAACTTAAAGGGAAACCCCTGTGAGTTTGATTATACGCTGAGCTTCTTCCTGATCTTTGCGTTGATCACTGGGGCTTTTTTGTTTGTGCTTTCCAGTTTTCACATCCATTGTGGGTTTCCCAGTGGGACCCAATTTGTCTGTGCTTTGCAGCGTGTGAATCAACCCCTGCAATCCCTGCTCTATGCGTTTGTTGCCTTTTATAGCTCGCTGAATTGATTCCACACTGTCAAAACTGCTGGCTGTAAAGCGGGGTCCCAGCAGTGTTTGGGCTATGGTATCTGGATCTTTGGAGATAACACTTTCATCTTCACGATTCAACAAGCCACGTTGCCAACTGTATTTCAATCCCAAGGCTTTGGCAATGCTGCTCATGAGTTGGTTTCTTTCGGCACCACTGTAGTTGCTGGCATCCCCTGGACTTTGCATGCTGAATTTCATCCAAGATGGATCTTCATGAAAAAAGAAATCAGTTTGCACGAACCCGTTCTGGGCATCTCCAGCTATGGGTGTAAGTAAGTGAACTTCACCTGCAATTTTAACATGGTCTTTGGGATTTAAACCTTGACCAATTGCCCAGTTTTCCAAACTTTGGCCAAATGCTTTCTTGGAAATTTTGTTGCTGTCCACAACAATGTCTATATCACCACTGCTGGCCTTCTTGCCCACACTGCCCAAGGTCATGCCATGCATGGGCAAGCCAGTGACTTTTTCCAGCCAGTCCAACGTGGGGCTGATTTGTGCAAGAAGGATACGGGAGGTCTTGGGTTTGCCATCTGCGGTTTTGAACACATTGCCGCCTTCAAACAAATTTTGTTGGGAAAGTTCAAATAATTTCATGATCCATTATTTAAGTTTCCGCTGGTTTTTTACCCATAAATATTCAACAAAGATTACAAGAGGACAACGTTCCATGCCTAGGTTTGGTGGATTTGGTATCAATACAGGCTCGCTCGTGGGTGGCCTTGTCAACAATGTAGTGGGAAGTGCAGCATCAGCTATTTTTCCTCGTGGCTTGTTTGGTGGATTTGGTGTAGGTGATGGTGTTAACTTGTTGGGCACACTCAACAATCAAGATCCCACCAACCGGCGTGTGAGCTTGCGTCCCCGGCCAGCTGCTGCCAACAGAGTATTGGGCAAGGGCTTGCTGGATCCATTGCGTGAAACCAACAATGGCATGGTTTGGCCTTATACGCCCACAATCAATTATCAACAAGACATTGATTACCAAACCATTTCCACAGTGCACACAAACCAAGACTTTCATGTATTTGCACGAACACCTGCAACCTCTTTCAGTGTTGATGGGCAATTCACAGTGCAGAATCAAAAAGAGGGCCGGTATGCGCTGGCTTGCATTCACTTTTTGAGAACCATGAGCAAGATGCATTTTGGCGAAAACGACAAAGATGCCGGCACGCCACCTCCTATTCTCTTGTTCAATGCATATGGACCTTTTGTGTTCAACAATTTGCCAGTGATAGTCAAGAGCTACATCATAGGATTTCCTGATGATGTTGATTATGTTCAAGTAGCAAGTGGATTACCTGCCAATAATCAACCCACTATTCCAGTGCGTCCAACACCAATAATTCGAACTCCCCAACAGCTTGAAGAAGCAGGCGAACCTGGACTAGCCTTGCAAGGCTTACCTGGTGTTACCCAGCCTGCCAACCGGAATTGGGACGATCCATTGAACAACCCACCAGGTGCAAGTGTTCAACAACCTACGCCGTCAGCCACAAAAGGTGTTTGGCTCCCTAGTTTGTTTAAAATTTCTGTTACATTGATTGTGCAACATACTCCTACTACATTGCGTAAGAGATTCGAGTTGCCCAAATATATAAATGGCGACAGCAGTCAAAGTGATTTCATCTAATGACAACAGTAACTTATCTTCGTAGCAGTCCGTATTATCGGACTCCACAAAATACCACATATTTGGGATTTTGGGTACCTCCATTACTTGCACGAACAAGTGATGATCTTGTTGTTACATTGGCACAACGCCATTTACATCGCCCTGACTTATTGAGTTTTGAATTATATCAAAATCCACGAGCCTGGTGGGTGTTTGCGATGTTAAATCCAGATCAAATTGTTGACCCAATATATGATTTTGTGCCCGGCATAACCATATATGCTCCTAGCCAACTAAGTCTTGAAAGCCGAATATAATGCCTACACCTCTTGTTACTAATCATTACCTTCGACAGATCTTGCGTGACTTAGCCCTGAAAGGGTTAAATTTTAGCCCTGAAGACAATGTCTTGAATTATCACGACAGATACACGTATCATTTACAATTAGTCTTGGTTAACGATAGAGAAGCCGAGGAAGATGATATTGATACAAAGTTGTTGAATAACGACGTTCGGTATATTGTAATTGCAGAAAGTGGGGTTACTGCTGGTTTCAACATCGTGGAATGTGAAATCAAGGATGCTGTAAGTCACAATTTTAAAACCAAAAATGCTGCCTCAGTAGAGGTTGATATGGTAATAGCTGAGCCTTATAACATGAGCCTTCCTGATAAAATGTTTGAAAGTAGCCGTCAAATTGGAGTTTTGAATTGGAGGTTAGCTCCTATATTTCTGATTTTGTGGTTTGACTTCTATGATGCTGATGGCAATCTAGTACCTTCATCACAAAATACATTTTATAAGGTTTACAAACTTAATATAGTTGACTTAACAAACACGCTTACAGCCGCAGGAACAATTTATCGTTTGAAAGCGGCTGTTAACAATAACATGGGTTTTAAAAACACCTTTTATGTCTTACCACAAACTTACACAATAACCCTGGGTGGTGGTAGTCAAGTAAGAACTGTCCAAAACATTGGTGGAGTTCAATTACCTGGGCAAGGCATAATTAATTTTGATAAAACTGTTGGTGAATTTTTTCAAAAATTGGAGAATGAACTTAACGACTTTTATATTGGCTTACGGAGAAGCCAACAACCACAAGATCAACAAACGCAAGTTGTGGTTTATCAGTTTTTTATTGCTGATGAATTGAAAAATCAAAAAATCAAATTCAATCCAAGAATAAACAATCGTAGGGCAAGTTTCCGGCAAGTGGGTGACAAAATTGAGATCATTGCTGGTCGAGGTATAAGCATTGGTGCCTTGGTAGATGATGTATGCGCATCTATTGAAGATGTACGCTTTTTTATACCTGATGATCAGTCTGGTATTGTGAGAGTGCCGTGGATTGAATGCGTGGTGAAAAATATTGGATGGGATTATTTGCGAAATGATTATATTAGGAATTTACAATTTTTCATAAATGTTAAAGAAACTCGTCGCGCTGTGCCTAGTCAAGATTTTGGAAGGATTTTCCAACTTATAAATGCATTTCACGATGCTAGACTAGCAAGTATCAATACAGATACAAGTAAGCTTCTAAAGAAAGCTTATTTGTATTTTTACACTGGCAATAATACAGAAATTATAAATTTAGATGTTCAATTTAATACACTTCATTGGATCCCAACGGCACTGACACAAAACACAGTTTTACCAAGCTCATTCAGTTCAGCACGAGCCTCTTTGAGTGAATTGCAGCAGGCGTTGAATATACGGCAACAAGCTCAGCAGCAATGGGATGCTGTACAGCAACAATTATTGGCATTACGAGGACAACGGGCAGGGGCATCTTTAGCTGACATTCCCGCCTTAGATCAACAAATTATTGCACTACAGCAACAACTTGCTCAGATAGAACAACAGGATGCTGCGGCACAACGAGTTCTTGCACAAGGATCATTAGTAGTGTTTGACCCTGTGATGGCGGAATCATTAGAAAATTTATATCAGCCTTTTGGGCAACTTGTTGCGCCTGTTACTGATTTAAGAGCTCAGCTTGAAAGAGAACGAACCGCAGCTCAAAGACGCAGAGCTCCTATTGAATTCACTGAAGATGAATTCAGCGTGAATAACAGGTCCATGCCAGCTCAGCTCACATATATTTCTGATCCCCGAGACCTAGTTAACACAGTGCGTCCACAAAACACTTCAGACTCTGATGTGCGACAAATGTATTCAAGTGTAACTCAACAAATTTATGCTAGAATGCAAGATATGGTTAACATCACTATGGAAATACGAGGGGACCCATATTGGTTAGGAGCGTCAAACTTAGAGCGAGATAGGCAGCTTTTATCCGGAATACCAGGATATAGGGGAGCAGCAGGCACACCTGGTACACCTGCTACACCTGTTAATGATGAGTTTGCAGTTTACCAACCGTACGATGCATTTTTTCTGCTAGCTTTCCGTGCTGGTACTATTCCTGACGAAACTACAGGATTTATGAATCTGCGTGATGACGTTGATTTTTTCAATGCACTCTATATGATGGTACAAGTAACACATATATTCAAAGAAGGCAAATTTACCCAAAGATGTGAAGCAACGCGAGATCCATTGAGTAATTTGGGAGACTCAAGAACAGAAATTGGTACTGTGCCACCAGTTTTGAGAACAGGTATAAATCAATAATTTGAGCATCTATAAATGGCAACATTAAGACAGACAGTAAATTTACCTGGTGCATATGAATTAGAGCCTGGGGGTTTACGTGCTACCTGGGATAAAATTTATCTTGGCTTGGTACGCGATGTAAATGATGCTCGCAATATGGGACGCATTCGCGTTTGGATTCCAGAACTAGGTGGGGCTATTGACAACGAAGCAACTTGGATAATTTGTGATTATGCTAGCCCATTTGCCGGCGCATCAAACATTGCTGATATTAACCTGAATCCCACAAGTTCACAAACAGACTATGGTATGACATTTATACCACCTGATCTCAATAATCAAGTGCTAGTGTGTTTTATAAATGGTGATCCCAGTCGCGGCGTTTGGTTTGGATGTTTGTTCCAAGTTGACCGCAACTTTATGACACCCAGCACGCCTGCTCAAAGTCCATCAAAACAAGACAGGAATCCTCTGACTGGAGGGCAACCTATATTTCAAGCCAGTTTTGAAGCTGCTCAAGAAGCTGGTGTTCCAGAACTTCCTGTAAGTCAAGGTGGCCCAGCACCCAGAGGGATGCAGCAAGGCATTCGCACAATGGGTATTCGCACGCCTTATGGCCATAGCTTGGTAATGGACGACACGCCCACTGATGCATTTGTTCGCCTCCAAACTCGTGGTTTGGCACAAATTGTTATCCATGACACCCAGGACAGGATCATTATCAACACCGGGCCCAATAGAGCCCGCATTGAGATGGACAAAGAAGGCAACATTGATATTTTTGGACAAAAAAGTGTCAGTGTAAGTGCCGGCCAAGACATCAACTTGCATGCAGACAGAGATGTGAATATTGAAGCTGGTGGCAGCATCAAAATGCGCAGCATTGACGAAACAAGGATGTATAGCAAGAAGCCTTTCAACATCAGCAGCGGTGGTGATGTTTTGGTTTTCAGCCAAGGCAATGCACACATTGTGAGCAACAGCAACATCTACAACACGGCTGTGGGCAGCTTGCAATACAGAAGCAACTATGGTATTTTTCTCACTAGTCAAGAAAACAACATTGACATCAAAAACTTAACTGGCAATATTCGCTTGTTTGCTGGAGGCAATGTTGATGCCAGTAGTGCTAGTGACATAAGGCTGCGAAGCATAAACGGAGCCTTGAGTTTGTTTGGTGAGGCCGATGTTAAAGTCAAGAGCAACAGCACTTTGAATTTAGTTGGAGGAGCTGATGTCAAAGTTCAAGGCAACGGATCGGTAAACCTGCGCTCAGGAGCAGGCAACGTTAACACAGGACCAAAAACTGAACTCAATGTGGCCAATTTACCTGATGCAGCCAGTCCCACAAGTCCAGATAGGCCTTTGACTGCTGTTCCAGGTGTAGTTGCGTTGGCACCTGACATCAGAACCGAAGAACGGATGCAACTTCAAAACGTTGTGAGTCCTGGACGCAGTGTGCAGATTGTTCAAACCATTGTGAGTAGACTGCCTGGTGCAGATCCTTGGAGACAGCGCAGTGTTGCAGGGCCTGGATACTCCAATACTGGGTTGGTACAGAGAAAAGACGCTCCTCCTGAAAGCACTTACAGAGTTGGGCAAGTGAGTCCTGCACAAGACAAACCTTTGCAAGTGTATGGTGTATTGAATGGCCAAACTGGATTGCACATTGGAGAAAGCTGGGATGAAAGTGGACAACCACAATACACTTTCAAACAGTTGGGGCCAAGAGTGTTGCTGCCTTCCACAGAATGGACAGTTAACAACCGAGGTATTCAACAAATAATTGATCACGAAGGATTGGGCGGTAACTTGATTGGCAAACCCTTTGACGACGCTTGTAAAAGTGGTCAGAAACTCATAGGCTATGGCCACTTGCTTACAAGTCAAGAACTACAAAACAATACTGTGACTTTGAACGCCACAGATGATTCAGGAACACAAATCAGCACCACATTGAACGTTAGTGAAGGCATCAGTGAAAGCAATATGAAAACATTGCTGAAAACTGACATCAAAAAAGTTGAAGGCAAAATTCACAGCAGCATTGGAAGCAACTTACTAACACAAGATCAGTTCAATAGCCTTGCTGACTTCATTTACAACGTTGGCTTGGACAATTTTGACAAAAGCGGTATAGCAGGCCTTATAGGTGGCGGAAATTACAACAAAGTGCCAAACGAGATGATACGTTGGATTTTGGCGTGCAACAACGAAGAAAAGTTTGAACTCAAGACTCGCCGACTCAACAATGCATTTTTGTTCAGTGGCCAAGCTCGTCCAGACGCTGATTTCAGTGCCACAGCCAGTGGCGCAGGCAAAAGTTTTGATCCCAATCAAGCCAAGAAAGCTTGGTGCTATTTGATCAGAAAAGGATATCAGCCCGAGCATGTGGCTGGTTTGTTGGGCAATTTCACTATTGAAAGTGCATTGAATCCTCGAGTAGATAGTAATCCCACTTTCAAAGGTTTGGCTCAATGGAATTCAGACAGGTTTAAAAACATGCCGCAAGCAATTGGTTTGAGTTGGCCGCAACTGAAAACGCTGTCAAATGAAACAGCTTTGGAAAAAAGCTTGGATTTTGTGGATTGGGAATTCAAGAACACTCATCGTTCAGCCTATTCAAAAATGCTTGCAACAAATAGTCCAGAATCAGCCGCTAGAGCAGTGAATGAATATTATGAAATCAGTTCATCAGGACTGCTGGGGCGTCAAGGCACTATCACACCAGAAGCACAAAGCCGATTCAACACTGCCAAAACCATTTATGATCAGTTGAATGGAACCCAGTGCGGCTAAGTTTGTTGCACTGAGATACCAGGCGGAATCAAGTTACTCACAGCACTTCCCAAGCCCAAAATAGGGCTGAATGCCAACCCAATAAATGTGCAAAATGTGAAGGGAATATATTTCAACAACTCTTTCAACAGAGGAACAAATTTCAAAATAGCTTGAAAAAACCCCCTTACCAGCTTCATCCACAGTTCCAATATCAGCGTGGGAATTTGTTCAAACAATTCTTTAACAGCTTGCATTATGCTGTTGAATCTGGTTTCCTTGCTCACAAGATTCTTTTCTTGAGGATTATCAGAGATTTTCAAAAGTTGTTTGACTTTTGTGGGAAAAGGCCAAGCTATGAATTTCAACAAAGGACCAAATGTTTTGTCCAGGAAGTTTTTGATATCAAACTCCAGGAAAAAGTCAATCATTTTTTGCATTTTTTCATTGGCACTGATGGCTAGGTCTTTTATGGGTTGCCAAACGCTATTGAAAATTTCTTCGAAGTTCAAGGACACCAAATTGGGAATATCAGGCAAACGAAGTGCTTGCCAAATTTTCCTTATGGGTTCAGTCAAGGCGCGCAACAACCGGAAACCTCTTTGAATTACGCTCAATAATCCTTTGTGAAACTCACTCCAAACTCTGCTGATGATGCTTTGTTTCTGCATCTCTTCGCTTTTCAAACCCAGTGTGCCATCAAAAGTGTCTTTCCACGGGCTGCCCAAGGCTCGGGCAATTTGATCTTTCCGTGCACCAATAGCAGCTCTGATCTTGGCTCTGCCTTCAGCACTCAACAAATCCCTTACAGTGAGATTGGGCAAAAATGGCAAAGGGATGTTCAAAAAGTTGAGATTGGGAATAATTTTTCCCAAAATGTCCAATATTTTCAGTTCCAGATACAGTTTGAAGTCATTGAACAATGCACGGAGTCGCACACCCATTTCCTGCTCTGGTACTTTGAGTTTGGGTCCATACACAGGATTGTCAACACTGCCCAAGGATGTACCAAATGTTTTGTCAAACAGTTTCAGTAAATTGTCAATGGCGTCAGAAATTTGTTTGGCAGTGGCAGTGACCTTGCATTGTGCTATTTGTGCCAGTTGACCAGGCAAGCTGCCCAATCCCCTACCAAATTCGTCCAAGTTGCTGAAGTTGGGCAACACACTGTCTGTGCATTCAAATCGGGGGAATTTAACAACAGGCGTCACGCCTTCACACGGGTCTATTGGAGGGGTCATAAAACTATTTAAATTGACAAGAGGAGGGAGATAAAATTAAAAAACGGTATGAATTTCAACACATGGCTAGTAACCAGCACAATCAATACCAAATTCTCTGTTTGGTCACCAAAACAACGACTGGATCAAACAGTCAACACCCTTAAAAGCATCAAGGACAAGGACCCTACCTCCAAAATAATTTTTGTAGATAACAGTATTGATCCCTTGGACACTACCCAACGCAATCAGTTACAACCTTTTGTAACCCTCTTTCATCAATGCAAACATAATGTATTTTCAATTGTGTGTAATACAACTGATTTCAACAAAGGAGCAGGCGAAATTTTGATGACTGAAGTGGGTCTTGATCTTGCACAAACAAACAATCTCATGGGTAAACGACTGTTCAAAATGTGCGGCCGGTATATCTTATCTTATAAATTTGATGTAAGTGTGTATGAGACTCCTCTTTGGCACGAAAAATATGTTTATAAAAACACTTATTGGGAGTATGAAAGCCAAAATGAAAAAACAGTGAAACAATTTCTTGAAACCAAATTATGGAGCATGTGCAACACTCTTGTTCCTGAATACAAATCATTGTTGCCTGCAATTTTGGAATATATGCTCCGCAACAAGGAAAATATTGAAGTGGCCACAAATGCCCTGTTGCCAATGGAAAAAAGGGCTATTGTGGATTCATTACATGTGTATGGCTGGTATGCCACGGGGCTATATGTTGAGGCCTAAGCTAGAAGTCACAAATTTTTTTCACCTGGTTCAGATAAAAATACTTGCATAGCCAAGTTTGAACATAACTGTGTTCCTTGCAGGTCAAAAACTCACAAGGTTGACTGGGCCCCCAATCCCTAGGAACACAAGTGTTAGGCAATCTCTGATACATCTCAGTGGGATTTTCACTGTTGGGCCAACCAACCCATTTTTCATGAAAGTAGCTGACCCCTGGATATTGCCCAGTGGGTGCCCAACTGCTGGGCGCCCAATGGTGCTCCGCCTCCTGGGTGATGTAGCATGCCAGATTTGACCCCACTAAGCGCAAGACAAAGTCATCGTCCTCAAAGCCACCTGGAAACTTTTCATCCAAGCAGCCAATCCTACGAAACAGTTCCTTTTTGAAGCCAAAGAACCGGAAATCATACAGGGCAACAAAAGCATACCCCTTATCCAGCTTTTGAAGCATTAATTCAATATTTTGATCTGTAGGCGCAACTTTGTTACAAAGCACTATAGTGGTCTCTGTGGGGCTTTGGTGCACACAGTCATTCACAAGCCGGGAAAAGCTGGGATAATTGGCTCCGTTGAACCAGTGCACTGTATTGTGCTTCAGCTTGCTGAGGGCAAGCTCCATGTCGCTTTCTCGATGAGAAATCAACCAAATGCTATAACTGGAATTCATACCCAAAATTATTACAAAACCAGGAGGCTGTCAATATGCCCGTCAATCACCCCACACTAAGGAAAACAAAGCTGCGTCCTCCTCACGCTCAAAAATCAGCTGGAATCTAGAGGGCTCTTGGCGGCTGCTCCACCGGACCCAGTATAGCCCGCCAGGAGTGGATTTCAACCAACACCAACGACGTTCTCCCAGTATGTCTAGCAAGCTGGGGCGAGCAACAGGGTTGTGGGCCAAGATTCTGATCACGTGCCATGTAGTGTAGTCCACTCCCCAGGAGGGGTTAACCCGCTGCACGCAGGTCTACCGTGTTCACTACAGCCCCACCATCCAGCCCTGCATCCAGCACTTGCCCCTTGCTGAACAGCATGTCTGCCATCAGCTCCTCGATGGTGTTTTCCGCCACCAGGTTGTAAATCGTGACCTGATCTGCATCCTGGCCGATCCGGTGCACTCGGTCGGCCGCCTGATGCAGCTCTCCTGGGCTCCACGGGGTCTGCACAAACGCCACAGCACGTGCCGCCGTAAGGGTAAGCCCAAAACCACCAGCTGTGATGCCCACCAGGATCACCCGAGTGTTGGGGTCCTTCTGAAACCTCTCCACAGCCTCAACACGCTCCTCGTTGCTGACGCCACCAAAGATCACACCAACCTTTCCGCCCCACTCCTGGTCCGCTTCCAGCGCACCCCGGATGTGGTCAATAACCGCCCGGTTGTGTGCGAACACCACCAGCTTCTCACCGTTCTCCGTGTAGTCTCGAATCCACTCCACCGTGCTGGCGAGCTTGCTCAGTGCAGCCACCTCACGCAGCTTCTGGATGGCAACAATGCGCTCATCGCTCTTGGGAGCGTTGGCGCCCATCTGGATCATAGCCTCAAGCCCGCCCTTCCAGTCCAGCCCCTGGAACGCCCGCTCCACACGGTCGTACTCCGCACGCTCAAACTCTAGTGGGATCACCCGATACACCTTGGGCGGCAGCTCCTTCAGCACGTCCTGCTTGAGGCGGCGCAGCATGAGGTGCTGGGTCAGGAGCTGGTGCAGCTCGCTCATGTTCGAGCTACCAGAGAAGTTCCAACCATGTCCGTTGTTCACCGGATTGCAGAAGCGCCACGCAAACTTGGTCCAAGTGCTGAACTGGGGCACATAGCTGGCCAAGCTCCGCACCGTAGTCCACAGCTCTGCGGGACGGTTCACCATCGGCGTGCCGCTCATCAGCACCACACGAGGCACGGGCTTGCCAACCTTCCTAGTGACTCGCTTGCCGCCCGGCAGCTTCTCCTCCACCTCACCAGTGGCCAACCTCAGGAACGCCTGAGTGCGGCGTGCATCGGGATTCTTGATCTTGTGGCTCTCGTCCAGCACCAGGAGCTTGAGCCCCAGCTCCTCCATTGCCTCAACGTTGGCAGAGAGAATGTCGTAGTTCACAAGGTAGATGTCGCAGCCCGGAGTGGGCGTCTTGCTGTAGATGACGTTGGGATGACGCTGCGCCCTAAGCGCCGTCTGCCTCTTGCCGTAGCTGTGGCCCACCACGTTCACACGATACTGGGAACCAGTCATTGCGATGATCTCGTTCCGCCAGTTCAGCTTAAGGGTGTTTGGCAGTGTGACACACATCGGGAACAGCTGGTTCTTGTGGGCATAGGCCGTAATCTGAACCGTCTTTCCTGTCCCTTGCTCGTCAGCCAGCAGGCCCGTTCCCAGCTGGCTCTCCAACCACGCAACACCCTCCGCCTGATACGGCTTAAGCGTGAAGTTGAACCCAGGCAGCCAAGTCTCCCGAGGAATGGCGTCAAACAGCTGGCTTACCCTAGGATCAATCTTGAGGTTGTGCTTCACGCTCAAGCGGGTCAGCTTGCGAGCCATCTCAACAGTAGCGGGCACAGTCAGCACATCAGCTCTCCTACCTACCAACGCAATTTAGCAGGTTTGATAGGATGGTCAAGCCCTAAATCTACAGATGCACATGATGTGTGAACAAAATCTGCTCTCGCTGATGTGGGTTGAGGTAGAGTTGGGCAAAGTAAGTGGCCTTGTGCCCACGTTGCGTCATCATCTCCACCAGTCGCCTGCTCTCGTGCTCAGAAAGCTTATCAGCCAGCACAGTGCATACTCCGTTGTCATCCTGACGGATAACCATATACAGGCTCATGACTTCAGCGTCTCCTCAACTGATCGCAGCTCTTCGAAGTCCACCTTTTCGCTGTAGTAGCCATTGCTCTCACCCAGCCACCGGAGAGTGACAGAGCCCTTGATGGTGGCCAACTCATAAAAGGTCACCGTCTCGTGCCCCCAATCGCTGTTGCCTTCCAGTTGGCGTTCTTCAGCCACAAGGATTGGAGAGCTAACAAGATCATCAAGGTCACCGATAATCTCCTCGATGCGCACATGCTCACAGCAGTCCTGCCAGTGATACATACGCCACCGCCGACCGCACTCGCTGTGGAAAATCAGTTGGTCTGGTTCGCGCTCCATCTCGATATGCAGCAGGGTGATGCCCTTAAGATCTTCAACACTCATGCTCTACCTTTCCATTACCAGTAAGAAGTGAGTCATATCATCAATAGACTGAAACCAAATTCTCACGTCCACACGTTCTGAGTTGGTACACACCGAAGTGTAAGTCCAGCGAGTGCGCCACCAATCATCTGCACCGGGAGTTCCAAAAAGCCTCAGTCCTAATGCAGCATTCTTCCGCCAGGTGGCTAAGGGCAAGTCAAACAGCTCCACCATATGTGGCCACCTATCAGGATCCTCATTCCAACACTGAATATTGGTCAATGCACCGTCTCTGGAAACAGATCATCGTCCTCATCCTGCATCAACAGGTGTAGCTGGTAGAGGTCGCTGAACTCTGGCCAAATGCTGGTGCAACGCTGGCAGATCTTGTCAGCCCAAGGATTCCCCTCCACGGCTTCGCAAGTCAGCACCGGCGTCTCACACCGGCCACACCAGCGACGGTTATCATCAAACCATACACCGTGTGGAGTAGGCATATCGGCAAATGCCTCAGCCAACAGGTCTCGATCCAACCAATCAGTGGTTAGAGTTGAGCTCATCTTCGATCTCCTTGAGAATGGCAGCATTGTCTACAGACACGATCAGCGTGTCGCCTGCAAGTGTCACATGCTGCCCGTCATTGAGCAACAGATGCATCCGGCTCTCTTCCGTCTTGGCTCGCACACGCTCCAAATACGTGGTGAAACGTGCCTCAACCTCAAACCCAAACCTCTCAGCCACATCCATGATCTGAAAGATGCTTGCCTCGTTCACAGGCACCAGCCAAACCTTACGAGTGGGTTCCCACTGTGCCCGATAACGATCACCCTTGTGCTCGCCCCGGATCTGCTTCAGATCAGCAACCACTTCCGGGCTGTAGGGAAACTCAAACACCGCAGTTTTGTCTTGGCTTGTGAGCCTACGGGAGGGCTTGCTGCACCCGCCCGCAACCTGGACAGGAGCGTTGGGATCCAGCGGTGCCAGCTTGAACACTGGCTGTTCCAGGAACGTCTTCACAAAGTCCGTCCCGCCAATTTGGCGCCGGTATTTGTTCACAAGCTTGAGTGCAGCCTGTGCCTGCTTCAGCGTGAAGGGCCTACCCTGCTGAGCACGATTGGCCAAGCTGTGACCAAACTCCGTATCAGCACCGCTGAAGCCCTGCTGATCATGCTGCCTAGCACCGTCGCACACACCTGCCAGCGAGCAGATCATGCCTTCCACCGTGTGGGGCGCTGCGGGATCGACCTTCCAGTTGCTCATTTGGGCTCTCCGTCTCTACCCCGCCAATATAGCGGATTTAGCAGGAGTGTCAACCTATATTTTGTGGTTTGTTTTCACGAGTGTTGGCAGTTTTTCACGTGGGAAATCCAACGTTGCAGCTCGGCTGAGGTCATTTTGCCCAGGTTCAATGGCAGTGATTGCGCAGACACAAGAGAGGCATCTGCAGGCCTGGCAGTTTCTGTAATCAGCTTGCGGAGTTGTTCACGATCCATCATGTGATATTTACCTTACCCGAGATATAGCGGATTTTTGCGGGAGTGTCACCCAGTTATTGGTAGCCCATTATCCAAAGGCTGTAGACGCAGGCCGCACCGTAGATATAGAGCCCCACACGCTTCCAGCTCCACTTTCCAATGGTGGTGAACAAAGTGTAACAAGTGTAGAGGCCAGCACCCAAAAGAACCAATTCGGGCAGGAAAAAACTCAACTCGATCAACTGGTTCATTTAAGGTTCTCCGGATAGCTTTCCCACAACCACTCCTCCAACTTTTCCTTGCTGTGTTCAGGCAGCTCGCGTAGCTGTCGCACCTCATTCATCAGCTTCAGGATCCGCTCTGAGGCCACCTTGTCCAATGCGCCAAACCGCATGAGGAAACTGGATGGCACAGTGGCTCCCCTATGCTGCTCGTGCCAGCGTTGCACCCACCGGTCCCGAAAACGGAGCCGGGCAAAGATTTCAAGGTCACTTTTTTCCCTCAGCTTCTCTACAATCTCTTCATAGCTGAGATCGCGTGCTGTGGGCTTGCTTTCCTTAAACCAACTTTTGATGCCACTAAACATAGATGCTTCTCCAGGTTCACCTCCTACTATATGGGATTCTTACCTAAGGTCAACCTAAAACTTCCAGGGCACACTGTTGCTGAAAAGATGAAGGAAGATGGCTTGGCGCACATACAGCCCATACCGCATCTGCTTGAAATACACAGCCCTGGGATCACTGTCCAAACTGCTTGGCAGCTCATCAACACGCGGTAATGGGTGCATGATGATGGAGGTGCCCCGAGCTTTAATCATATGCTCGGGTGTGAGCTGATACTTGCCTAGAGTGTTTTGTAGGTTGGGTGCAATCCGTTCCTTCTGCACCCTTGTGACATAGATCACATCCACTTGGCTCACGCACTCATCAAGGCTGGTGTAGACCTTGTCAGTTTTGTGGGTGAGCTCGGCAGGCATTTCCAATCCCGGAGGGCTTACCATATGCAGTCGCACATCGTAGAGGCGAAGCAGCCGGCTGAGGCTGTGCACCGTGCGTCCATGACGCAAGTCTCCCATGAGGCATACATCAATCTTTCTGGATAGCCCCACATGACGCTGGATGGTGTAGAGGTCTAAAAGAGCTTGGGTGGGGTGTTCGCCTACACCATCACCTGCATTGATGATGGGCACTGGGCTCACAGCAGCAGCCCATTGAGCAGCACCCTTTTCTGGATGGCGAAGCACGATGCAGTCAGAGTAGCTGGCCAAAGTTCGAATTGTGTCCTCAAGGTTCTCGCCCTTGCTTACTGAGCTGAAGCTGACATCGTTGATGGGGATAACTGAGCCGCCCAATCTCACCATAGCCGAGTAAAAGCTGCTGCTGGTGCGTGTGCTGGGCTCGTAGAAGAGATTTGTGCTGACCTTACCTTGTGCAGCCGGTTGGCACAAGCCGATCTCGATGTTTCTTACAGTTTTGAAGAGGGATTGGATGCTGGGCACATCAAATTGGCTAATGCTCAGCAGATGTGGAACGGGAGTCATCTGGGTTCTTTCTTTCAATTGGGCCCACACAAAAGCTGAACCAGCTGGGCGCCCGGGGCAATGTGTTTTCGCTTGTGCTTTGACGTTTGTACAGGCGTGCCTCAGCTTCTGTGGAGAACAGTTGGCGGCGGATCAGGGTGCGGCCAACTCCACGGCTGCTTTCCCAAATTTCCAACTCCCATTGGTTACTCAAAAATGATGGGCTCCGTGCCTGTAGTGATCTCGCCAATCACTTGTGCATCCTCTCCCATTTGGCTGAGGATTGAGATGGTGTTGTGTGGATCATTGGTGACGATGCACATGCCCACACCCATGTTGAACACCTGGCGCATCTCGTCTGGGGCGATGGTTCCTAACTTTTGCAGGTAGGTGAAAACTGGTGGTGGTGGCATGAGGTTGGTGATGCGTGCTGTGAAACCTGCAGGCAACACCCTAGGCAAGTTTCCTAGTAAGCCACCACCTGTGATGTGAGCTGCTGCTCGGCACAAACGCAACTGGTGAAGTGCCAAAATTGGTTTGACATACAACCTGGTGGGTGTCATCAAACTCTCTCCCAGGGTTTTGTCTGAGTCCCAAGGTGAGGACTGCATAAGGTCCAGCTGGTGGTCCTGGATAAGCTTCCGAACCAAACTGAAGCCATTGCTGTGGATGCCTGAACTGGCTATGCCCACGATGCTGTCGCCAGCAGCCACGTTCTGAGGCAAGAGTGTGTCACGTTCAACAGCCCCAACAGAGAACCCAGCTACGTCAAAATCCTTTGGTTGATACACCCCTGGCATTTCAGCAGTTTCGCCGCCCACTAGGGCGCAGTCCACAGCACTGCAAGCCTCTGCTACGCCCTGTAGCAGTGTGGTGTAAAGCTCCACGTCCAACTGTCCAACACTGAGATAGTCCAGGAACCAAAGTGGCGTAGCGCCCATGCACACCAAATCGTTCACACACATGGCCACAAGGTCCTGTCCCAGTGTGTATAAGGATCCTGGCACTTGTTTAGCCAATTCTAGCTTTGTACCTACCCCATCTGTGGTACTTACAAATAGCGGGTCACGCATGCCTGTTTGCTTGGGATCAAAAACAGCCCCAAATCCGCCCAAACTCCCTATTACTCCTGGACGTGTGGTGCGTTGTGCTAGTGGCTTGATGCGTTCTACAAACTCATTCCCATTGCTGATGCTTACTCCAGCCTCTTGGTAGCTGCTCACACCACCACCCAAAAAGCTGCGATAATGAGGCACCAAAGCACTGCCCCAAATGCAATCCCATTCATGATGCCTTGAGCTGGGCCCAAGTCATTATATCTATATCGTGTTTTCATTATGCAATTGTGTGGTTGCATCCTTGTGTTGTCAAATCCCAAAGGTCAAGCTGCATTAGCCATGGGCACATAAGCCAAAATTTTCACTTCTGCTTCTCTTGCAGCTTGTGCTCTGTGGTTGCCGTCTATTATGCTGCCATTGGGCCCAAGGATGATGGGCTCCACTTGCTCGCCACGTTCCAACCGGGCACTGTACCAGCGCACGCGATCCTCATCTATGTCTATGGTTCGCTCAAAAGGATCATCAGGGATCGTGTTGTCCATTTGGCTGTGCAGTTGGTTTGGATCCACCATGTGAATGCCCCAGTTTTGGGTGGCCATCCACTTAAGCATCGTGGGGTTCCTGGGATCCTCATGATGATGGTGGCGGAACAACGTCAGCATCTCTTCCCCGGTGATGCTTTCGCGTATTATGGTGGCGCGTGCGGTAAAGTCTCGAGCTCTCATGATGTTTTCCTCTATGTGCTGATATTTAGAGGGTGTTGTTCTTAAATATGACTATGGAAAGCTCAAACAACAACCGTGACTTTGTGGAAAGTTGGCTCATGGAGATGCCAGAAGGCCTTGGTGAAGTTGGGGGGTTATGGGAACGACTGGACAGAACAATTGAGCACTACCGTATGGTTGGTTGGAAGCCAGAAAAGGTGAAACCAGGCTTATACAAAATAATCGATGGCCAAACAAGACTATATTGGTATGGCACTCCCACAAGAGTTGATTTAGCTATCTGGTTGCAACGCAAACCACAGAGCTTGGTGGTGCATATGAGTGGGAAAAATCCCGAATTGCGGGGCAAAGCACCTTATGCCAGTGACCTCTATGCAGCAGTGTTGGATGATAATGATGCGTCAGTTTTGTTGAGCGACACTCAGTTAAGTACCCAAGGCTTGCGGCTGTGGAAGCGAATGACTGAGATGGGCTATGCGGTCACTGTGTATGATGAATACAACCCAGGCAGGACCAGAAAAACCTTCACCAAGCCTCAGCAGCTGATGCGTTATTTTCAAGATGAAGACCAAGAGTTTGGGAGATACCGATATGTGCTAAGCAAGCCCGGCCAGAACCTTGAAGAGTGCATCAGCTTTTTCAATCTCCGCCGCTATAGAGAACTGGCAGGATTGGATTCAATAGGCTAGCCACAAATGGCGAAAGCTGGGTTTACGGGTTCATCACCCCACCAGCTTTCCGTCCTCACTCAAACCGGGTTTACAGGTTCATCACCCTACCGGTTCCCTATTTTGGAGCTTACTCTCCCGCAAGCTCGCGCTCCACATCTACCCCGAACTCCTGGTCCACCGCCTCCATCAGCTGGTTGACCCCGGCCTGCTTGGCAGCCTCGCGAGCAGCACGCTCCGCAGCCCGCTTCTCCCGCTTCCGGGCAGCGTCCCGGGCCCGCTTGGCAGCCAGCTTGTCCACAGGAGCAGCCTGCCTCTCAGCAGCTTCCTGGGCAGCACGCTCAGCAGCCAGGATAGTCTCAATCTTCTTCCTGAGGTTCTTGGCCGGCACCACAGCATCAACGCCCTGGTTGCGCATCCACGCAACAGCGTCAGCCTTGGTCATGGGCTGAGGCAGCGTCTTGAACTGCACATCAGTATGCCCTTCACGTGCCAGCACAGTTTCACGGTGCTTGATGCTGCCGTTGCTAACCCGGAAAGTCAGCACACCCTGGAAGCGGCTGATACCAATGATGTTGAAGAGCTTGGTGTTCATTGTGTAGCATCCTCTGTTTCGTTGCCTACAACCGCATAATAGCATCACCATCTCAGCTGTCTACCGGTTTTTTCCAGAAAAGATGGATTTTTTCCCTAAAAAATCCATCCAGGCGGAAACGTAGTTTGGTTTGGAGGAAGATTCCACTGGCGCAAAACAGCATCCAGCTTCATACCAGCATAAGGACCCAAGAGTCCCAACGCTTGTGGCGTTTTGGTGAAAATAGCATCAAATTCCACAATATGCCCATCCCAGTGATCTACATGTGCAAGGCTTTTACACATGAACCCAAACTTATGTAACAGTTCCACGATATCATGTAGTAGTTTTTGTTTTTCGTATATGGGGTGCAAGTGTGCCCCAAGCTCAATAGCCACAACATTGTGTAATAGCTCTTCAAAACCCTGCAACACTTGGTATTCATATCCTTGAACATCAATTTTCAAAACATCTGGCAACGGCACCTTGCCTTGATTATATAAGGTTTTGTATCGTGTTACAGACACTTGCTCTATGTCAGTTATTTCAAAAGCTGGTTTTATACTGAAACTATTCAAGAATGGAAAATTGGGCTTTAACAGACTACAGCATCCTTGGCTTTTGGTAATATACAGCACACCAGTGTGTTCTGCGACGCCCAAGGCTTCTATCATAATTTGGCAGTTGGCTTGCGTAGGAACACTTGCTGGATTTGGCTCAAACAAAATTTTATGTACTTTTGGGTATAGACTGAAATCATATTTCAATCCACCTAATCCACCGACATCAACATAGACAAGATATTCAGGAGGCAATACTTGCATTTTCAAACTCCAGTTTTTTTGAAAAAATCAGGTAAGATTTTCAAAGGTTGTGCAATATCAATTCTCCCATCATTTGTAGGCATGTTCTTGCAGTGGTGTATTTCTTGTGAAAAATCCCACTGGTGCAATATAGGTTTGTCAAAAAAGCTTTGGTAGTTTGTGTGAAACAAGTCCTTAATAGAGTATCTCCAGTGAGCGTCTAGGCCTTGCGCCACTTCTTCTGGAACAAACTGTAGTTGTTGACTCAGTAACAGTTTGTGACAAGCATACTCAAAATCAACCAGTTTTAGGTGGCAATTGTATAATTGCGGATGCGGACTAGGTGCTTGCTGAGTCAGGTGTAAATGGTGTGCCCAATTCCAAGGAACTTTTGTGATTTGACTCTTACAGTAGGTTGTGGAGAATCTGCCATATTGTCGTTGAGAAAAAATTGGCTTGCTCCAGTCTATTGAAGATTCTTGATTGATGTGGTGCACAATTTCCAATCCCACAGTGGTGTAAACCTGTTGATCGTTCTGCTCAAAAAAGTCATGTAACCCGTTATAAGTGTCGCGGCAAGGAACCATTATCTCATCAACATCGGTAAAAATCACAATGTCATATCCCAAGCTGAACAACAATGACTGCATGCCATTGGCCAAAATAAAGGGCCGGAAGGCACTAAATGTTTCAGGTCGGGGAACCCGCAACGCATTGGCAAAAATGTTTTGAACAGGAACGTCACTGCCATCATCAATCACATATAAATTTTCCGCTCCCAGTTCTTGGCCATAATAACGCAACCAGATGGGCAAGAATTTGTCTTCATTATAAGAGCATGTAATTGCTGCAATTTTCATAAGTGTCCTTTTTGATTTATCAAGGCTTGTTGAAAGTAAGAAATGGTTTTTTGCAATCCTTGCGTTAGTGGAACCTTGGGTTCCCATCCCAAAGTTTGAACAGCCCTTGTGATGTTAGCTCTGCGCTGCTGTGGATCATCCACAGGCAACGGCAAACTTTCCATAATACTGGATGAATTGGTTAAGTGCAAGATCTGTTCTGCAAGACTTCTCACTGTGGTTTCTGTGGGATTGCCAAGATTCACAGGCTGCGGACCCACAACTGATGAACTCATAAGGGCCAATATACCATCCACTAAGTCATCCACATAACAAAAACTACGAGTTTGATTTCCTGTGCCATAAATGCTTAAGTGTTGGCCTTGCAGGGCTTGAACAATGAAATTGCTTACCACTCTACCATCATCAACTCCCATTCTCGGCCCATAGGTGTTGAATATCCTCGCTATTCTGATATCAACGTTGTGTTGACGATAGTAATCCATGAACAATGTTTCAGCAGCTCGTTTGCCTTCATCATAGCAGGCACGTGGACCCACCGGGTTGACATTTCCCCAGTAGGATTCGTGTTGGGGATGAACCAAAGGATCTCCATAAATTTCACTTGTGCTGGCTTGTAAAATTCTGGCTTTGGTTCTTTTGGCCAAGCCCAGTAAATTGTAGGCACCCAGCACGCTGGTTTTTATTGTTTGAATTGGATCGCTTTGATAACTTTTGGGACTGGCAGGACAGGCCAGATTGTAGATTTCATCAACTTCCACATACAAAGGAAAACACACATCTTGGCGTATGATCTCAAAGTTTGGATGGCTCAATAAATGTTGAATGTTTGATTTTGAGCCAGTAAAATAATTATCTACGCAAAGCACATGATGCCCTTGAGCTACCAGTCGGTCGCATAAATGACTACCTAAAAACCCTGCCCCACCTGTCACAAGTATTTTTTTCATTATTAAATCTCCTGCTGGAATTATAACGGGAGATTTTCACAATACCTAAAATCAATCCAGGGTGGGTTTCCAAACAGGACGCAAGTCAGCGCCATCCGGAATAGTGTAGCTTTGGCTCAAGATGTGGATCATACCCAACACCTTCCTGCTGTCTTTTTTGATACGCTGGCGATGTGCCACATTGACTCGGCATTTTTCGGGATCGTTCTCAAAAAAGATCCACTGCACAGGGGCGTCATAATCTTCTCGCATTCTCTGTTCCACCAACAGTCTGGTGCTGGCTCGGCAGAAATGTGGGTCGGTGATGATGAGATGTTCAAGAGTTTCCGCAGTTTGACGGCTGGGCAACTGACTCTGTTCCTCGATGTCATCAATCCACCACACATAATTCCATCTTGGCTCTGGATAACTGAGCCAAAGCTGCTCAGCCAGGTAGCTTTTGCCGCTGCCAGGTAGTCCAGCAATGCAGGTGATCAGCACTTCCATACCTCTCGGCACAGCCACTCATAAAGATCCTTGAACATCACCACCTTCTTGCCGTGTTCGGTATAGTTACCATAATATTCGTAGTGGCTGTAGGTGTCTCGGTAGGGCACTTCAGCCAACAGCTTACGATACTGACGTGCCGCGAGATCTGGGCACGCCTCATCAAGGAACTGATCCAGGAGGTCAAGGGTTGGTTCTGGCTCTGCGCCAACTGGGTAGTCAGCACTGTCACCCCAGCAGTTGCCACCGCACATGCCGCCAGTGATCCATGTGACTTCGTAGTAACCTTCAGTGCCATGTGGCCACCAAATGTGGTCTTCACCACGCCAATGGTTCATGCTGCTGAACACCAGCCGAATGTAGCCGTCGAACTCTTCACGGGTCATAGTTTGTCTCCCTGGTTCAAGAAAGCTTGAGCAACTTGTGCCAGCGCCCTTGGATAGATACGGTGTTCCTGCTCCAGCACACGTTGTGCCAGCGTGTGCTCAGTGTCTCCGGCTAGAATGGGCACTCGAGCTTGGGTGATGGGTTCACCAGCGTCCAGCTCTGGGATAACCCAATGTACGGTGCAACCGTGCTCGCTATCACCAGCCTCCAGTGCTCGCCTATGTGTGTCAAGCCCAGGATAGAGAGGCAGCAGGCTGGGATGGATGTTGATGATCCTACCCTCCCATTGGCTGACGAATTCGGCGCTGAGCACACGCATATAGCCCGCCAGTGCAATCAGCTCTATGCCTGCACCTACAAGAGCTGCGTGAAACCCCGCCTCAAGCTCACTGCGACGTTTGTGAGCTGAGGCTACCGTGGGAATGCCACAAGCCTCTGCCACACGCAATCCTTCTGCCTCTGGATTGTTGCTGAGCACCAGCACGATCTCGGCCGGGTAGGTGGGATCGGCTCGGGCAACATCCAGCAGTCTCGTCATGTTGCTGCCCCTCCCGCTGATGAACACAGCGGTTCGAATTCGGCGTGTCAAAGCGTGCTCCTATACCACACAGATGAATTCGCCGCCTGCCAAGCTTACGGCGCTGTAGACTGATGCGCCTGTAGGATATCGCTCTGCGTAGGCATCTCGCATTACCAACACCTGCCTACTCACCTCACGCTGAGCTCCCCAATGGGTTCGAGCCATAATTGAGAACTCGCTTGTTCCCAACTCTTTCTGCTCTGCATCTCGGAAGCTGAGCTTCACCAACCACATTCGCTTTTTAAACATGCTTGCCAATCTTCTCAAAAATGTAGGGCTTGTTCCACTTGCCAATCTGTATTGAAACCCACCACCCCACATCCCAATAATCCGACTGGATGTCGCTGCGATCCCAGTTGCCCTGGTTCATCGCAGCCAGGATCTCCTTGAGGCACTGCCGAGCACGACCGGAAAAGTGAGTGTGGATGTGATACACATTCACATCAATGTGATCAGGAACCTTGCTCACCTGGTGCGCAGTGGGATCGTTGTTGTAGTTGGTGGGAAAGGTATCAGCCCAATTTTGGCAGAAATTGATCTTCCCGGACTTGATAGTGAGGGTCAGGGTGCTGCGGTTGCGCACACTCAGTGTGCCCTTGACGCCATACTTGGCGAGCACACGCTTCACCAGCGGGGCAAACTTCTGCTTGCGTTCCGGGGTCATGTAAGCCATTTGGGCTGCTCCTCGTTGCGTAGGCTCAGTATAGCAGGTTATTGGAGTTCGTCAACCACAAAACTTCACTGAGTTTCCTTTTCATACTCCACAGGAATGCAGGTGATGAGCTTGATGTCGATGCCGGTTGGTCCAGAACCACTTCTACCACTTCTAGAGGCATTTTCCATGAGGATTCGATCTCGAGCAGCTTGACAGCTTTTTTCAGTGGCAAATCCTGGCACAGTGGCCACAGTCATGGCTCTAGATGAGGCATTTGGTTCGGCCCAGATGATCAGCGTCCAGAGGGTTATTGTGCTCAAAATCATGTGCTTTCCTTACGGTTCAAAAGAGTGTGCACATACGCTGCCATCACACCTGACACTTGAAAACTGCTGCCCTGATGGCTGAAGGACGCCCATTCACGATCTGTCCATCCGATCAACTCACAGTTGGGTGGAGCAACACGAGTCCACCAGTCATGATCGGCACGAGCCCTGGCGAGATCATTGGGATTGTTGATGTCAATGTCAGGGCGCGGCATGGTTTACTCCCACTGCCCTCATGCTGCGCTCGCGTGAGTCAACCCACATCAGGGCCAGTGTTGCGGACTTGAACACATGCCTATCCTTACGTTTGTTACTACCTGTTAGCACAGCAATAGTGCCCCGGAGGTAGTTGATGTCAATGCCATAGCCCATGCGCTTGCAGGCCATGATCAGCTCATCTTCAATCAGTTCAGTGTGCATTAGGCGCTCCAATACGATTCGCTGGCCACAGAGCAGTGCCAGGGCGTATCGGCCGGTTCAAGACACACAGCACCAGTCATGAGATTGGTCACTTCCCGCATGGGAACCTGCGCACGGTAAGCGTCCAGCGCCATGACCTTGAGGTCCGAGGCAGCATACCCTGTAGTGCGGATGTATCGCGTGCGGGCCGCTTCAGCAGCGGCTACAGTGAGGTATGATTCTCGACCGGTGCGAGGATGACGTACACGAGTCTTGTTCTGCACGTTCACAACAACAAAGCTCATTTCACACACTCCTTTGTCTGCTGCGAGCATTATAGCACTGCAATCCAAGCTGTCAAACAGAAAAATAAGCTAATAGCTAGGAATATCTGCCAAAACGCTTTCTGTAAGGGCCAGCAATTCATTCACTGTGAGTTCGTTATAGTCGCCTGCGAGATCTGCCAATTCCAGGAAGATGTTCAATTCTTCTGGATCTTGGTTAGCTACAAAATTAGTTAGTATTTCTCTATCTACGGAATTGGCAGCCATTTGATAGAGAAATTGCTTGACTTGTTGTTTGAGGCTACTGAGAGAGTTACTAACGTCCCAATCCGAGCTCTCAAGATCTCTTTTGAGCGAGCTGGGTGAGACTTTAGTTATTGTATGAGGCTGCTTCTGCAAGCTTTCGGGACTTGGATCAGAGCTCAGGTTAATTTTCTTGAGATACTTTCCAAGTGCCTTGATTTTGGCTCCCCTGCCTTCCACACTCTGATGGTCAGTCACGGCTGCCAGCACCAATGTCTTGCCCACAGGTTTGTAGATTACAATGGCTTTGCCAAAAAACAAATGAGCATGCCACCACCCTGTGATTCCGTCAACATCTCCGCCACCCCATTGAGTATCTTTCTTGCCAACAGATTGGTCGAGGTTCTTTAGTTTGTGATCCAGAAACGAATCAAACTCCTCGCGCATCTTGGGAAAGCTTTTGGAAAACGTGGCAAAATTCCTTTCAAAGCGTTTGGTGACCGCAATCTTGACATCCCCCTCAGCAGGTTCACGCAGTCGTGATTGAACAGCCTCTTGTATTTCTTTCCAGCGCATCAACGGGCCTTCAGCAAGTGTTCCATCAGCGCCTCACGGCTGTCAAAATAAGTGAGCTTGCTGAAATCGTCTGCCGGCTCCTTGTTGACAGGAGCATTGGTGGTAGTTGCTTCTGCACTCTGCTTCTGTGCCCGATGAGCTTCGATGCGCTTCCAAGCCTGCTGGCGGATTAGATCGTAGTTCTTCATCTGGCGCTCCTTGCTGATAGGGTATTTAGCAGAGTTTGCCTCGCGTATCAACCAAAAAGTTCAACCATCAAGCTCCACATGCAGCCAGCTGAACTCAGTGCCATGGCTCATCACCTCCAGCTTGCTGCCGTCGCTGAACTCGATTTCCAGGTAGCCATCACCATATCGGGTAACCTTGCTCACCGTGCGGCCCACCATGTTGTCCAGCTGGCTCATGTCGCTTGCTCCTTGCTTGGTAACGCCAGTATAGCAGGTTTTGCTCGGCTGTCAACCACTATCTGGGTTCAGTCCTCCAGGATTTCCACAATGACTCGCACTCGCTTGCCCAGCATCAGCTTGATGTCAGGGTGCAGCTGATTGGGGTCCCAACTGTGGACCCGCACAAACAACCCTTCTCCCATGTTGGAGGAGAAAAACTCCACAATCTGTGCCTGCCCACCATCCTGCACGTCCACAGGAGCCTCGTGCTCCTGGTAGTGGCGCAGTCTGCCAGCCTCATCACGCTCAGGCACCACAGTGCGTGTCCACTCAATCTTCATCGATGGCTCCTCAATACATGTCACGGTTGCGCTGTTCGTCTCGCTCACCCTCACGCCGGCTTTCCTCTCGCACTGTGAGGATCCGGTCGTAGAGGGTATCCACAGCATACGGGCGCTCGCGTTCCCAGCTGAAGGTTTTGGGCAGGCTGTTGAGCTCATCGCAGGCCTTTTGCGCCTCTTCCCTGCTGGTGTAGACCTGATCAGGAACATCAGTGTCAAAGCTGTAGGGATCGGTATGCACATAGTAGACCACCCAAAGCTCGCTGGTGTTGTAAGGCATTGTCTATCTCCTCACTTGCAGACCCATTATAGCAGGAAACAATGAGCCTAGTAAGCCCCAGAAACATAGTTGGTGCCAAAAATTGCACGCAGCACAGTTTCTGGACCGTATGCGCTCCACTCCTTGAGCTTGTGGCTTCCCTTCCAGTCCCAGACTGCGCAGTCGTTGCCCTGGACGTTGAAGCCCCAACTGTGCTTGACCTTGCTGGGGTCGTCAACAATGTTGGGCTTGAAGCCCAGAAGAGCGTCGATCTCAGCTTTGGTGAGGCCCACGATGCGCCCTGTCTTGTAGCTGGACACGTGGCTTACAGGCACAATCTTCACCTTGTTCATCTCGCATGCTCCCTTCCTTGCAGGGTCATTATAGCAGCCAATTGCCTGCCGTCAACCAAAAAGTTTTGCCAATCTTGTCTAACACCAAGTTAGCTTGAACAACATGGCCATTTCTGGATCGCGGAATCTGAACACGAAACCTCGATTTTCCCAATCAGCCCTCTCTATTCCAGCATGAGTGGTACACCACTCCTTGGCCTCAAGCCAACGTGAGTAGCTTTTTGGCCCACGTAACGTCCACAAGACCTCAACCCAAGTTTTTGGTGGAGTTTGAAAAGCTCGCCGGTTCACCGTCACCCTGCACTCTCCTCAAGCCTTGATCCACAAGACATTGTCTTTAAGCTTGACGCTTTCGCTACCGTCGTATTCCTCGATGATGAACTCTGCGCCTTGAGGAACCCACTCAATCTGCAGACTCTCGATATTGCAGCCCACATAAAAGTCACTGCCATACACGTCGTAGACATAGGTTTCCATGAGATTGATTTGATCGCTGGGCTTGCCGTCTCGCACCCACTTTACCAGCACCGGATCAAACAGGCATCGCTGACAATAGTCATGGTGTGTGTTGGAAGTGCTCCAGCCAGCACCAAAGCCAGAGCTGTATAGCACTGCTACACGGCCGTCCACCACCACTCGATCCTGGTGCTCACTCATACTTTTTCTTCAACCTCTCATACAGTTCACGCTCGGCAGCCTCTTGCTCTTGCCTCTGCTTTTCCGCTGCCCTTTTGCGCTTGTCTGCACTGGCTGCTCGCTTGGCAGCCAGTAGGTCCAGCTTGGCCAGTCTGGCAGCCCATTCCTCATCAGTTTCAGGAGTTTCCCAAAGGATATAGACCCGTGTGCTGTCATACCATGTGTCAAGACACAACCGAGCCCCCGGGTGCTGGAGCTCAGGCAGCTCATCCAGTGTGTATGGAGCTTGATGTTCGTCCAGCTCACGTCTGTGCTCGATCGCTCGTCGTTCTCTGGCCCGGCTCATGGCATACGACAGTCCCGTGCCCAGCCAGTGTGCATCACGTTGCAGATCACTGTGGTTGGCTTGTGTTGCAGGATAGTGACCACAGTGGCAGCTTGCGAGGTTGACGTAGAGGTCACTCCCGAAGCTTCCTTGCACTCCAGCTTGACGCGGATGGTCTCAGAGCCTGGCATGATCTCGCCAACCTCGCAGCGGGCATCAGCTGTTCTCACTCTAGTCTCGGCGCTGGCCATGACCATCATGAACAGCACCACAGACACTATCGCCACCACGCCCAGTCCCACAATGGGCGGGATCACAAATCGACCGTCTCGAAAAAAGTCAAGCATCTTCTTTGCTCCTGATGGTGATGGTTGGGCAGAACCGCTGTTTGATGCCCACGAGATAACGATAGCAGACCTGCAGGAAAGTGGGAGTTGCATCTGGTGCTGCTTCAACAGCAGAGCGTGTCTTGCGGGCTGCCCACTTCAGTGCTTCGGGTGTGCCTATCACAACCACTACCACAGCAAAAGCAGCCGCAATGATCCCAATCACAAAGCCTATGGTCATGGCCACCGTTGTGATGTTGAACAGCAGGAAAGGTACCACAAAAAACACACCGAGAACATAGAGCCATAGGCCCAAGTTCGCCAGCACAATCACGCTGCCCAGCAGGATGGTGCGGAAAAATGTGCAGAGATCAGTACCGCGGCGCAAAGCTTGATTTGCACGAGTGTGCGGCCTATCAGAATTCAAAAACTGGTCCATGATCCGGCAGTTCCATAGGAACCACCTCACATACCATTGGTCACTGTTCACTTGCATGTGATTGTCCTTTTGCGTTTTGTAGCATCTGTTTCAGCTCTTGCCAAGTGGTTTCTCGCCTATCGTTCCACTCTTGGAGGCTACTTGGACAGTTACCTGCCCCAAAGCGTTGGGCCAAGCTCTGCAGAATTCGGTCAGCGAACACCAAATTC